CAATAATATCCTGTAGAGACTTAGACAATCCTTATACATCTATGCATGACTTCTTTAGAAGATCTGATACATCTGTTCTTAAAAAATCTACATTAGAACACCTTGGTGCAGCAGGTGCATTCGATGAACTGTTTCAGATTAATGAAGAAATAGAAATTAGTAGAAGAAAAGAATTAGAAATTCTTGAAAGAGAAAAAAATGAACTAGGAATATATGTATCTAGGCATCCTATCGAAGGAATTTGGGATTCCATAAGACCAAAAATAGATTCCGAAATATTTGAACTATCAGATCTTTATGCTGGTTCTAAAACAAAAATTGGTGGGATCATTACTTCAGTTAAAAAAATGATAACCAAAAAAGGCATGAAGATGTTCAAGCTGAATATAGATGATGTTACTTCAGGAATAGAAGTTATTGTATTTCCAAAAGAAGCAAAAAATATTCCAGATGACTTCTTCTCTGAGGGGGACATAATCATTGTGTCTGGCTCAATTGCAAAAGAAGGAGATGAAGAAAATTCTGCCGTAAAAGTTATATACTCTTCATCAGAAAAAGTTGATCATTCTATTTTAAGTGGTGGTAAGTCTATCTTTTTAAGATCTAATACACTGTTAAGTAATGAAATCATACAGTCGCTTTATGATATAATTAATAATGCAAATGGTTCATCAATAGTATTTCTTGAAATGCTAGATGAGAATAAAAAATATACATTTAAATTCAATAAAACTACTTCTACAAAAGTAGAAAAAACTTTAAGATCAATAGTTGGACTAGGATAGGATATGATAAGTCAAGTAGTAATTAACCCCTCAAATAGATCTTGTTGGACATTTTGCTCATGCTGCAATAGATGTCAAGATAAAGGTCGTTATTCAAAATGCTCAGACTGCAGTGGAAGATATGATCCAAAGCTTAAGGTTCTTCCAGACCCAGATGATTTTTGCGATTGTAAAAACGGAGTTCTTAGATGGAGAACAAAAGAAGGTCGCTTGATATTAACTAAATTTAAGAGTAATCCTTTTAAGGCTGAAGTTAAATATGTAAAAAAGACTGAAGATGAAAGAGACTGGGACTCTTACGTTGGAGACATGAGAGAGAAGTTAGATGACCCAACATGGAACCCTATAGCAATAGTAGATGAGGATTAATGAAATCTGAAAACGGAAGAGTTATAAAAGGTAATGTTAAGCTAATAGAGTATGGTGACGGCTCTTCACAAGTAGATAATTATTTTCTACAAATCGGAGTCGCTGGATTGTATTGCTCTAAAAAAGAATTAAATGATCTATATATGGCATTAAATTACTATATCAATATAGATGAGATTATCGAATGCCAATTAGATTTTAAATAGGAGACGATTATGAGCTGGCCATATAATGAATATGATCAAATGGAAATAGGAAAAACAGGCTGGATTCCAGTTGGTGAAGGTTCTTTTAAAAACAAATACAATAATCATACCATTGATGAATCTGGTTGCGAATACGATGAAAATGGAAATATGATATATAGCCCGAATGGAAAAGATGAACAAAATTAAAGTAAGGACCATCAAAGAGTTGGATCCTCTCCAGATATTATCATTAACTGATTTTAGCTACTCAAGAATAGATACATATAAGATGTGTCCCTCAAAGTACTTCTACTCTTATGTACAAAAAGAGCCGAGAACCTTTAACGATGCTGCTGTACTTGGTAACATTGTACACTCTGTCCTAGAAGAATGCCTAGACAACGATAAGCAGATGGATGTAAACGAGCTTCAGGGTGAATACGTCAAGCAAATTTCTTCATATGATCCGACCGGAATCATACCAGATAACTTAATCCAAGTTGGCTCAGAAATACTTGATGAATTTTATGATAAACATTCTGGTGATACTTTTAATATTTATGATAAAGAATTTGCTTTTAGTTTTGTATTAGGAAACTATCTCATCAATGGATATATAGATAGAATAGATTTTTATGATGAAGATACTATAAATATAATAGACTACAAGACCCGGAAAATGGGAAGTTACTCAAAAGGATCTTCCAAACAATCTTCAGCTTGGCATATACGCCTTAGCAGTATCAACAGCTTTTCCGGATAAAACAATTAGGGCAGAGCTTTACTACTTAAGATCTGGTAAAAGAAAATCACACACATTTTCACCAGAAGATATAGAGCAAGTAAAGGTAAATCTACTTAGTAATATTAATAAAATTGTAGAGGATAATTCGTTTAACCCCACTTCAAATGAAAGAAATTGCACCTTCTGTGACTATGGTAAATCAGGAGTATGTGCTACTGGGCTGAGCAGACTAAAAAGAATGGGTAAAGCATAAAGGCCAGGGGATGAACCCCTGGCCAGTAAGCTTAGTTTAAGTTAGGATCAGAATACTTCAACTGGGTTAGACAAGCTGTCTTCTACAAGTGAGAAGTTATTCTCGACAACAATCTTTGTTGCCTCCTTGTGGCTGAAGCCCACCTTGCTGAGTTCGTCAATGACGTTCTCGTTGATGTTCTGATTGATGCTATTGATGATAGTGTTTAGTGTGTTCATAAGTGATACTATATCTCCTATTTTGTGGTTTGTCAACCTGTTGATAATTTTTCTTGTATTTTTATTTCCTGTAAAGTATAATATTATTATGACTTAAGGACATAGAGGTTATCATGAAGCAGCCAGAAATAACAACTCCACAAGAGTTTTTTTTGGATAGATCTAAATTAAAAAAGCATCCGAACTTTTCTAAAATTAAAAATGATTATATTGATAAAGAAATATTAGAAAATGAATCTGCTAAAAAAATTACCGGTAAAGGTAATGCGTATAAAAACACCAAATCTGGCTATAGAGCGGATTTAGGTGGTAGCTTTAGATCTAACTGGGAAGCAAATTTTGCCAGGATTCTGCAGATATATAACATTGAGTATGACTTTGAGCCAGTTGTTTTTCCTTTTCCAATTAAAAGAGGTACAAAAGCCTATACCCCAGATTTTTACGTAAACAAAACTACTGAATGGGTGGAGTTAAAAGGCTACTTAGATGAAAAAAGCAAGATAAAACTTAAAAGATTTAAAAGATATTATGAAGAGGAATTCAGTAAGCTTACTTTTATTATTAGTAAATATTCAACTGATGGAAAAAAATTTGCTGCAGAGATTGAAATACCAAAGGTTATCTTTTATGAAGACATTAGATTTTTTTATGCTGATAAGATACCCAATTGGGAAGGAAAGTAAATGGCCTCTTATAAGGAACAATATTATACGTTAAGTGAAGACGAGATGCAAGATTTAATCGCTAAAGCAAAGGGTGGAAGTTCAAGCGCTCAATATGAATTACTTAAAGTGTTTAATAACTTTTTAACAAAATATGTAACACTTTTATACTATGGAAAATATAACCTATCTGACTATGATATTAGGAGATTCACATCGCTCTTTGTTAAAGATAGTTTTGTTAGATTTAATCTAATGAAAAATCAATTAAATCAAGCTGGATACAAACACATAAACGAATGCCTACGACGGTATTACTTATATGGCAAAAAGATATGGTGACGAAGAAGATGTAAGACAGACAGTTAATACTACATTCTTCCAATGTATTACTAGATACCAAAGAAGGGATTCTGAAAAAGGACCTATTCCGTTTAGTGGTTTTTTGTATAGTTATTTTTTTTACCTATTAAAGAAAAATGTTGACACATTTCTTATTGATCAACTTGGCAGAAAGTCCTTCCCACTTTTATCTGATGAGGACAATTCATCAGATGATGATAGTGATGCTAAGCCAGGGTTTAAGGCTCCTCCAGTTGAGTACTCCATAGACGACATGCTGGGCACTCAGGAGGTCAATGAGATGTGGGTCATGGGAGAAGATTGCCATGCCCCATACAATAGGCTTACTGTTCAAGAAAGACAATTAATAAAATGGAAATTTGTTGATGGAAAAAAATCCTCAGAGATAGCTCAGATTATAACCGAACATCCCAATACTGTAAGAGAACACATCTCAAAGGTGAAAATCAAAATACGTGATGCTATAATAGAGAACAATATGGAAGACCTTATTAAGATGTTTAAGCTAGGTAAAAATGAACATTCAATCGATTGAAAAATTAAATCAGTTACTGTCAGACTTCTTAAGTCCACAGATAACAGAAATCATTAGCGCATATGGAACTGGTGATTTAGCCGACCAATATTTCGTTAGCATTCCAGAGATAGATATTGTCGATATGACAATGGCTGATCTAGCCTCACTTGTAGCTAGAACCTCAAACGTGTATGGTAGAGTTACTAGATTTGCAGGCATGGCTAGAGCGCATCATAAACTTTGCGAAGGTAGATATAAGAAGATTTATAAATCAAATAGAACTGGGAAGAATGAAGCTGAGAGAGAAGCTAATGCGCTTGAAGCTGCAGAAGAACAGTATACTGAAATGGTTACGGCAGAATCAATTGTTCAGTTAGCTGAATCAATGGAAGGTGCAGCAAGAATAGCCTCAGAGTCAGCTAGAAAGCTCATAGACAAGATGCAGTCTATGCAAATAGCTTATTCTAGAGAAGAAAAAGGATCATACCTAGAAAGTGACTTTAGTACATACTGATGAAAAATATGTTTATTGGACAATATAAGTCCGTCAATTCCCCTGATGAATTATTCTCCTTAAAAAGAGATTCATTAGATTTCCCAACTCAAATAGAATACAACGGTCAAAGATACTTATTGACTACAACTCACTTTGCTGATTCTCCATCAAGAGAAAAAAGACTCAAAGAGTATGCTAAAAAAAATAACATTATTTTTGATATAAGCATATGAACATTGAAGTCTTTTGTGATGGAGCATCAAGAGGGCAAGGTCAAAAGAAAATTGGAGAAGCAGCTTGTGCTGTAGTTGTATATAAAAATAGAAAAAAAGTAGCACAGTTTGCTAGAGGGTTAGGCCCTAGAAGTAATAACGAAGCAGAGTATGAGGCTATAATAGCAGCCTTATTAATATGTTCTATGTCAGATTTTTTAGATCCAATACTATACACAGACTCTGCTGTTGTTGCTAATCACATAAATGGCAAATGGAAATGCAAAAACGAAGCGCTGATGCCTTTACTTATGACTGTTCAAGATATAAGAGAAGAATATAATTTTAGAATTGTGCAGGTTCCCAGAAAATTTGTATGGGAACCTGATGCTTTGGCAAAACAATTTCTTGATCAATTGGAGTTAAAGAAAAAAGAAAACAATAAGGTGCTATAATAGAAACATGTCAAACATTTACAATCCAAATTATCCAATAGTAGTTGGGCTAGCAGGCATGGCAGCGACAGGCAAGACCTCAGCAGCTGAGACTATCGTTCCAAAAGCATCCTTTGCCTCTTCTAAAGGCGGAGTAGTGTGGGAGCATATCTTTTTTGCGATGCCAATTTATGAGTTCTTTTCTATTAGAACTAAAATAGAAGGAACTAATTCTGAATCAAGAAAGTTATTCAACATTCATGAAACTCTGTATGACCTTTATGGAAGTTCTCCGCTTGGCAATATTCCAGACTACGAATCATTTGTAGCCCTAACAAAAGCTATTGCTAATAAACCATTATCATTTGCCGGGTCAAAACCTAGATCTTTTCTTCAGGAAGTTGGAGATCTATGCAGAGAATCTGATCCTGCATGCTTTGCTAAATGGGGAGTTAGAAAGTCTTATCAACTCTTTAGGGAGTATACTAAAAGTATCTCTGATGAAGAAGAAGAAAAACCATACTGTATACTAATATCAGATGTTCGATTTCAAAATGAGGCAGAAGCAATCTTGAAACTGCCAAACAGCATGCTCATTGTTTACGATGCTTCTCCCGAAGTTAGAAGAGATAGAATATTTAATAGAGATGGCGTATACATGACCGATGAGCAGATGTCTCATAAGTCGGAAAAAGAGATTGAAATATTTGCAAGCTCGGCATCAGCTGTAATAGACTCATCTTCAATGAGTGTTGAACAACAGGCTCAAGCAACAATTGATATCATAAAAGAAAGATTTGGATTAGCAGCTTATGCCCAAAATTAATCAAAGTGCACAAGAACATAGTATAGGTTCCCCAATAGAACAGGCGGTAAATTTAGTGTCAGGCGAAATATCAGTGTCATCAACTCCGGTATTAATATGTGGAGTAAATAGAAAAATAAACATAGGTAATTTTGAAAATATAGATATTTATGCTGGGATCACGATCCCCCTTAATGGCTTAGATGCTTCAGACAAAGAAGCATTTTCAGAAGCTGTTAAAGAAGCAGCTGCCTATGGCTTTGGTTTAGTTTCAAAGGAAACTGGAGAAAGATACATGCTAATTAAAGAAGGTCAGCAGGGAAAATAATAATTTAACACTTACTATTATCCTTGGATCTATCTGAGGTGACCAATGGATAATAACTATAGTGTAATTATTGCTGTCATAGCATCCCTCTCTTCTGTACTTACATACCTTTTAACTTCTTTACACCAGAAAAGAACTATCTCTAAAGAAAAAGAGATAGAATTTTATAAAATTAAAATAGAGCATTTAAATGCTGAAAGAGAAATTTTAACTGGTGAAGAAAAAAATTTAAGAGAAATGTTGCGTGAGCAGCTTGAAACGTGTAGAATAGAGAATGAAAGAGTTGACAAAGAAATGGAAAACCTTAAGAGAAGATTGTTAACCGTAGAGCAAGAGCTAAAAGCTTGGGAGCTAGGGTTAAAAGTTCCTAAAGGTTTCGAATTAATACAGTTAAATTTAAATGAGATAGAGGTAAATTAAATGTTTAAACAATTAGTAGCAAAATTAAAAACTTCTTTAGCCCCAGCTAAAAAAGAACTTAATGAGAAAATTGATGAAGCTTTTGTAGAAGCAGAAAAACTTGCTGTAAAAGCTGATCAAAAAGTAGAAAAGCTTAAAGAAGAAGTGGTCCAAGAAGTACAGAAGGCAGTAGCTGACTCTGTATCTGAAGTGGTGAAAAAGAAGCCTGCGGGAAGACCTAAGGCTGCTGCTAAAGATAAGCCAGTAGCTAAAAAGGCTGAGCCAAAGAAGAAGTAAACCTCTCATTTAAAGCAAAAGTCCTTATATCCCCCTATATGGGGGCTTTTGTTTTTCATTTATAGAATTACTATATATGTATGGCATTAGCAAAATATCGCAAGATCACCAAGGGTGGGGTAAGTGTTAAAAAGAACTCGACCCCTGTCACCTACAAGGAAAAAAAGAAGTAATGGTTATTAAAAAAAGTATCTATGTTAGTGGTCCTAGAATGGGTCAAAACAATTCTATGTTTGGCATTGAGATCAAGGACATAACTAATAAATCTTCTAAAAAAAATAAAGGTAAAAAAAATGGCAGCAAAAAAAGATCCTAGACTAGCCAAGGCACGGAGTTAGTGGTTTTAATAAACCAAAACGTACTCCAAGTCATCCTAAAAAATCTCATGTTGTTGTTGCTAAATCAGGAAGTCAGGTTAAGACAATACGATTTGGTCAACAAGGAGTAAGCGGTTCTCCTCAAAAACAAGGAGAATCAACTTCAAATAGAAAGCGCAGAGAGTCTTTCAAGGCTCGTCACGCAAGCAATATTGCTAAGGGCAAAATGTCCGCAGCCTACTGGGCTAATAAAGTAAAATGGTAAAGGAAAAATTATGACAATGTATGGCGATGGTATGAAAAAAGGTAGCATGAAGAAAGCTGCTCCTAAAAAAATGGCTAAGAAAAAAATGGGTGGCATGAAAAAAGGCTCTAGCAAAAAAGGAATGTACTGATATGGCAATGAATGGTGATGGCATGAAAAAAGGTGCTGCTAAGAAGCCTGCAATGAAAAAGGGTGCAGCAAAAAAAGCAAACGGATTAACTGCTGCTCAAAAGAAACTTCCTCCTTTTATCCAAAAGGCCATCATGGGGAAAAAGAAGAGCAAGTAATAATGGTAGAAAAAAAAGATAATAAATGGATTCAGGGAGCTATTAAAAGACCCGGAGCATTTACTGCTAAGGCTAAGAAAGCTGGCAAATCAGTTGCCGGCATGGCAGCTGCGGTTACCAAAAATCCTAGCAAGTACAGTGCAAGAACTGTTCGTCAAGCTAATTTGGCTAAGACTCTTAGAAAAATTTCTGCTAAAAGAAAGAATAAATAACAATGGCATATTCAAAAAATAGCAAAAAGGATAACAATAATTACCTTAAGGATATTAAGGGTGGAATGAATGTAGTTTTTGATGGAAAAAAAACCCCTCCAAAAAAGAAGAAGAAGTAATGGCTAAGGTAAATAAACCGACGAAGCCAGAATTGTGGTCTGCCGCAAAGTCTCAGGCTAAAGCAAAGTTTGACGTATACCCTTCAGCTTATGCTAACGCTTGGGCTGCAAAGAAGTATAAAGCAGCTGGTGGTACATGGAAGACTGTTTCTACCAAGAAGGCTACAAAGAAAAAATAGTATGTCTGCGCAAAAAAAATCTTCTGAAAGAAAAAAAGAAATAGAAAAAGATTTAAAAAATAAAGGTTCTTTCTATAAAAAAGATTATGAAAAAAATTTAAGAAAGAAAAAATAATGGCGTGTTGGAAAGGCTATTCTGCTAAAGGCATGAAGGTAAAGGGCGGAAAGCTAGTTCCTAACTGCACACCAACTAAAAAATCTAATCAATCGAGAAGTGGAAAAAAATAATGCCAGGTCCTAAGGGTGTTGGATTAACTAAATGGTTTGATCAAAAATGGGTCAACATTGGTGCTCCCAAAAAAAAAGGTAAGTATCAACCATGTGGAACTTCTGGCGCAGGTGGATCTGGGTATGCAAAGTGTGTACCAGTTGCAAAGGCTAGAGCAATGACTCCGGCACAAAAGAAAAGCGCAGTACAAAGAAAAAGACAATCAGGAACACCAGCTAAGGGATCTAAAGGTCAGGCTCCTAAAAACGTGGCAACCTTTACTAAAAAGAAGAAATAATGTTTGATAAAACAGAAGAATCTTTTAGCGGTTTTATGCCTATGATTGATCAGATTAATGTAAGTAAAGAAATTACAATGATCAACACAGAGGGTGAACTAATCTCTGCGCATACAATAAATTTAAAAACTAGAGACGGATCAGATAACGTATTTAGTATTTCAAATAAAGATCTTATGCGTCTTTGCTTTTTGGTAATGAAAGTTATTCAGTCAGATTAAAATGATAATACAAGCTATTATGATATTGACCGTCATCATAATGTACGCTTCTTTTCTGCTAAGAAAATAGATTTACATTTTTTTTTGTGATATAATTTTGTAAATCTAAAAAAGGAATACAATTTTATATGAGCGAAACTGCGTGGACCTGGTTATTGTTTACCATGGAGCTAATAGGAGTTTACGGCAGCTATCAGGTGGGCAATAAAAAATGGCAAGGTCATTTGATTGTTGCTTTACATTCAATACCTTGGGTAATATACTCTATTATATTTGATAAGCCGGGATTTTTAGCGATGTGGATTTTATGGCAATGGGTTCACTGGAGAAATATGTGGAAGTGGCGAAAAGACAATGCATAATAAAAAAGTTGTTGTTATAGGAGCTGGCGGAATAGTAGGTCAGCACATGATGGTAAACAAGCCTGAATGGGCTGACGCTATCTTCACGAGAAGAAAAGGCTATTTAGAATGGTCGCAACTAAATGTTGGCGAAGACGACATAGAAGCTTGGCTTGATGCTAATTCTCCCGATGTAATTATTAACTTAGCAGGACAAAACGTAGTTGACGCCGTAGAACAAAATCCGGATGAGTCAATATATGTCAACGTAAAACTGCCTCTTACTTTAGCTACATGGGTTAGCAATAATGATAAAAAATTAATACAAGTTAGTACACAGGGTATCTTTAGCGGAGAAAATGCTAACTATAATACTAACTCTAAACCACATCCTATCACATGGTATGGCAAGCAGAAAGCCCTTGCTGAAAAGCTTATTATTTCACATGATAATGTAAAAATAGTTAGGTTAACTTTTGTTATAGGAGTAAGACCTTTTCAAGATGTAGGCAGAAAAAATCCATTAGAAATTATGATGGAACAAAAAGAGCAGCTTCAAGTTGATGATAGATTTTTTTCCCCAGTCTTTGCTTATGACGCTGCTATGATACTTTGGGATACCGCTCTTCACTTTGAAGAAAGTGATCAAAAAATTATTCACATAGGTAATCCAATAAAATCTTCAAGATTTTCTCTAGCTAGCGACATAAAGACAGCTTCTAATGGTAAACTAGATACTGAAATCAAACCAGTATCCTATACTTATTTCACCAGTAATGTAGCAAGACCCAAGGACACCACTTGGGAAGATGGAACATCTTTATACATAACTGATTATATGTATGGTTTAGAAAAATGCTATTTAGAATGGGAAACAATAAATAATGAACTTAGAGACACAGGCAAATGATATATCAGAATACTTGGGTGTCACTTTAGATAAAGCTAAACAGCGTTTATCTTTAGGGTTTCACCCTAATCACCATATGGTTGCAGAAGATTTTACTTCTACCAATACCAATGTAGATGATCCAAACTCTCTCCTTAATTGGTATAGAAATACAGATACTTATATCTGGGAGCTTTCTTCATATCACTTAGATGATGGTTTTAACTACAAAGGCATGTGCGAAGGTATTAGTTTAGGACTAGCTCATTCTGGAAAGAAAGAGATCCTTAGCATTGGTGATGGCATTGGTACACTCAGCTTGAGAATGGCTGAAGAAGGATTGAACACCACTTACCACGACTTAGAGGGTAGTAAGACAGCCGGTTTTGCCCAGCATAGATTTAATAAGCGTCCTGATCTAAATATTAAAACTCTATTCACTGATAGCTTTGCGCCAAAAATTGGCACAAACAAGTTTGATGGCGTCGTTGCTTTAGATTTTCTAGAGCACGTTGTAAACGTAGACGAATGGGCATTAGCTATTTTTAACTGCTTAAAGAAAAATGGTGTATTCATTCCCAATAATGCATTTGGCATAGGCGATGCAGAGCATGGAAATTCTATTCCCATGCACTTGTCTATTAATAATAAATATGAATGGGAATGGGATCCAATGTTAGTGAAAATAGGATTCGTCCGACATGAAAATGGACAGTGGTGGGTGAAGCCATGAGAATAGATATGGGTACTGCTAGCTATAACAATCCTGAGAAGTTAAACATGATGCTCACTAACATGAGACAAAACTCTATTTCTGATTGGCGTTTTCTAGTTATTGATAATGCTTCAACTGACCCAGGTGTTAGAGAAGTAATTGAAAGACACGTAAGTGAAGATTCAAGAATTATTCCAAAATTTTTAGATTACAATAGCGGATATGTTGGAGCAGTTAATCAAATATTAGAATGGGCAGAAACAGATTATGTTGGCTACCTAGACAACGATGCCTATGTAATAACTAATGGTTGGGACGAAAAACTTGCAGGCTATCTTGCTACAAACTTAGAAGTCGCAATGGCCTTTCCTAATGGTGGGGCTTATCAAATTCCAAGACCTAAGTATACAGAAATACTATGGGGTGTTGGCTTTTGCTGGATGCTTAAGAAGCAAGCGTACTTGCGAATTGGCGGATTTGATACTGAGATTGGTCACCAAGAAGAAGTAGATTATCAAACTCGTCTTAGACTTGATGGCTGGAAGATGATAGCTGATCCAGCTATTCATGTTCGACATGATTCAACCAGTTCAAACGATCCAGCTTCTAAAAATAGAATCAATGAAGGTGTTGTTAATTGGGTCAACAAGTGGAATAAGTATTACGTTGGCCCGAATGTCACGTACCACAGTCCTAATGTAACTAGATTTGAAGACTGGAGTGCCATCTACTTGGAAGAGTGGTATCAATCGCAGCCAGAACTTAAAGGACTAAATGAAAATCCAGAGACAGTATATATTGCAGCTCTGGGTAGAGAAGTTGATCTTATTAAAGTCCCTAGATGGACTAATTTTTACAGAGGAAGAATAATCTAATGGGTGCAAATGTACAAGAGACAAACATCAAAGGTGCTTTCTTGGTGGAGCCACAAAAATTTGGTGACGACAGAGGTTTCTTTACCGAATCTTATAGAAGAGATTGGATACCAGGAGCAAGAGAAGTAATACAAACAAATAGATCATCTAAATCTGCAGGTGCTCTAGCTGGATTTCATTACCATCTGCATCAGTCTGACTATTGGTATGTGCCTTTTGGGGAAGCTAGAGCAGTTCTGTATGACATGAGAATAGGTTCTCCAACAGAAGGAGAAGTTTATTCTGTAGATTTAACAGGAGATAATAATCTCGGATTATATATTCCACCAGGAGTTGCCCATGGTTTTTCTGCTACTACAGATATGATCTTAACTTATTTGGTAGACAATTATTACAATCAAGCTGACGAACTTGGAGTTCTTTGGAATGATAAAATGATTGATGCAAAATGGTCAGTGCAAGATCCAATTCTCTCAGTAAGAGATAGTACTAACCCAATTCTAGGTGAGATAGATATTACAAAGATGCCTGTTTGGCCCTTAAGAACGTAGGAAAAATGAGACTAGAAACTATACCCAAAGGTGATGGAGTTAAAGTTGTAATTGGCACAAGAACATATCTTGGCCCAGACTGGATACATGTTGACATAGATCCAACTCCTTTGTATGACCATGTTAATAAACAACAAGTGCCAGTAGATGTTGTGTGCGATGCAAGAAAACTTGACATGCCTGATAACTATGCAGACATAGTTTATAACTCAGAATGCTTGGAGCACTTTCCCTGGAAAGAATATCAATCTGTTCTTAAAGAATGGTGTCGAATTGTAAAGCCAGGTGGAATGATTAGAATTGAAGTTCCAGACTTTTTGTTGGCATGCAATCAGATACTTGCAATGGATTCCCTTGACGGTGACAGAAGAATGCAACAGATATTCTTTGCAGAACAACTTAATCCTTTTGACTTTCATTTTGTTGGTTTAACTCACAGAATGTTAGAAGATGACTTTAAAAAAATGGGTTTTGAAATCCTTGACATTAAAAGAGGTGACGAATGGGGATGGTTAAAGGTGGACGCTAGAAAGCCACTCTAAAATGAACTATGATTTTTTGTGCCACATTATTAGGGATATTTTTGAGCGCAAGCATAACATCATTTTATATAGTGAAGTTAACGACTCTCTCTTATTAAGAGAAGTTATGAAAAGTAATGAGCATTCTATGGAAAGCTTTATCCTTCATACTGATAGATCTAAAAGAGAGTATTTTGATGGTGTAGCATTTTGGGAGATAGGATACAATGGACCATACACTGGGTATGATTATGCTGACCTATTTATATCCATAGGATATAATCCAGAGATACTTACTAATGATAATACATTTATTGCAGATCAGGTTAAAAACATACTTAAGCATGGTGGTCACGCTTTGATAATTAATCCTGGTGACTGGGCTTCTTCAATTGAATTACATTTAGAGCGCAACAATAAAATAGAAATAGAAGCAAAAAAATACTCAATGCTTTCAGATGAAAGAATATTTATCTATGAAAATATTTGATTGCTTTACCTACTACAATGAAAAAGAAATTCTAAAATTACGACTAGAAGAATTGAGTGATTATGTAGATCACTTTATTATTGTTGAGGCGTCTGAAACTTTCACTGGAAAAAGTAAACCTTATTACTTTGATGAAGATCCCGATATTTTTTCAAAATGGTATGACAAAATATTTTTATATAGAATAGATTTTAAAGATAATAATTTGTCATCTTGGGATAGAGAGTATATTCAAAGGAATTCAATATCTGATGCTTTAAAAAATATTCACATTGATGATGAAGACTTAATAATTATTTCAGACGTAGATGAAATCTGGAACTATAAAACTGTTGAAAATTTAAGAATAGATAATGAACCAGTTAGATTAGATGTAAAGCAATACTTTTGGAATTATCATTGGCAGGTTCCGGATCACTGTAATCAAGGAGCTAGACCTGTAGTCTGCAAAAAGAATCACCTTGAATCTACAACTCCTCAAGAGCTACGCTCAATGGCTTTGCCAACCATACCTAATGGTGGCTGGCACTTTTCTTTCTTAGGGGAAGAAGATAATATAAAGAATAAAATTGAATCCTTTGCTCATACAGAATATGATAAAGATGAATTTAAATCTGATGAATTAATAATGAATAGAATTAAATATGGGATTGATCCTTTTGATAGATTCCCATTAAAATACCAAGAGATAGATGACACATACCCATCAAGTCTTTTTAAAAACAAGTAAAGCATTTACTATATAAACAAACAAGTAAGGGAGAAAAAATGACTCATCCAGTAGAAAAAATGATTATACCAAAAGAGTTACAAAACGTAGAAAACGGCAAGCTTAAGCCAAACCAGCTTGCTAAGGTTAAATGTGGCGGTCAAATGTGGGTAAAGGCAGCTAAAGCCTTCAATGCACTTTATGACGAAGCTGCTAAAGCTGGGCATAAGCTACAGAACATTGGGGATTATCGTCCATTTGAAGCACAGCTTTCAATGTTTATGTCACGCTATGCTGATGCAAAAACAAAGCGTAACCCAGAAATTACCCGTAAATATAACAACAAGGTCTGGTACCTCAAAGAGGGAATGAGTCCATCTGGAACTCCTGGAACATCAAACCATGGCCTTCGGATTAGCTATTGACTTAAATATGCAGGATGCAAAACGATACAAGTGGATGTGTGAAAATGCTCCAAAGTATGGTTTCTATTTGCAGGGTGCACCAACAAAAGAAGGTAAGCCTAATCCAGAGTATGAAGCATGGCATTGGCAGTATTGTGTTGGAGATAAAGAACCGCTAGCATTTGCTGGTGGTGCTCCAGAAGCAGGAGAAATTGCGGAGGCACCAATGAGAGATAAGTTAAGTGTTGGTGCAACTGGTGAAGATGTTAAGAGACTACAATCAGCTCTTAAGAACGCTGGCTTTTATGCAGGTGAAGCAACTGGTACTTATGATGCCGCAACTGGTGAAGCTGTTCGCAAGTTAAAGGGAGTCAACGGATTGAAAGATGACACAATTGCAGGTGGAAAAGTATTTGCAATATTAGATATTGACTGATATAATAAGTCTTACGGAGGCCGACGCTCAACCCCAGTAGAGAAATCTACTGGGGTTGTTCCCTTTTAGGCCGCCAATTTTATCACCTCTCCATTACTATAGATAATGTCTACCTGGAGGGGTAATAATGCGTATAAAACCACGTCGTGGATCTTGGATTCTAGCTGTACTTTTTGCGTTCGTATTTGCATTTCCATCTTCTTCAAAAGCAACTTCAGAGCCGGGACTTCAAGTAACTATTTATGATAACTATGGTTATAACGGGTCTCCGCCACTGCCATCCGTATCCGGCAGACCAGTTCAGTGTACTACAACATACTTAAATATTGACCAAGACTTTGGCAATAGCATTTGTGGACTTTATAACGACTACATAGTCAAATACGAAGGATACATTACCTCACCCACAACGGAAACAATTACTTTTTATCCAAGCGCTGATGATGGCACAAAGCTTTACATTGATGATGTTCTAGTTGATAATAACTGGATAGACAAGGGTGGCGGAGGAAATCCCAGTACACCAATTGATTTTATTGCTGGCGTACCAAAACCAATCACTTTATGGTTTTATGAAAATGGCGGAGGAAACTGGGTTAAACTTGCATGGAACCAAGGTGGAGGCTACTCGACTGTTCCTGCAGAAGCATTCACTCAGAACAATGAGTCTCAATACACAACCACAACAACTGCTGCTCCATATTTAAATTCCGTTACAAACCTTGTAGCAACAGCCAACGCAGACGGAAGTGTTGACCTTGACTGGGATGCGCCAACATCAAGTAATGTTGACATCTACGCTTATGGTGTCACGTTTTACGGACTTGACGAAATTGGCGGAACTACGTCAGGTGGCTGGGGAGTTTGGACCAACCAAGGAACCACCTACTCACTTGCTGAATACATGTTCTCCGGAACTACCGGGTTTGGACCTGTTCGTTTTGGCATTAAAGCAGGAAATGAAAGCTGCTTCTCCTCCGACGGTGTAGGTCCATGTATCTATGGGCCTGAAACAAATGTTGATGTAATAGTTATTGACCCAACTCCACCACCAACAACCACAACAACCGAACCAACAACCACAACAACCGAACCACCAACAACTACAACAACTGAACCAGAATTAGTTCTTCCTCCTGTTGAAACACTTCCAACAGAAAATACCACTGTATTAATTCCTGATTTAGATCTGAGTCCAGTTTCAACACCTGAACCAGAAAATACCACTGTTTCAATTCCTGAACTAGATCCAACTCCAGTTTCTGTTCCAGAAATAGATACAAGTGCAGTAACAGTTCCAGAGCCAGAAGATTTACCAAATGAAACAATTCCAGAAGTAAGTATTCCAGAAGAGGCGCAAAATACAGCAGAGGAAACAGTTACTGATATATTTAACAATACAGACAATGCAGATGAACTTGGGGCTGCGGTAACTAACGCCATAGGTAATGCTGACTCTCCTGAAGAAATTGCAGCACTAGTTACATCTCTTTTTGATGGACCAATGAATGATGAAGAGTTTACTGCTGTTGTTAACTCTGTGTTTGCAGACGATCTTTCAACTGAAGAGTTGAGTGCAGTTTTAGATGCAGTATTTTCTGAGCCATTGTCTGATGAAAAGTTTGCTGAGGTAATTGATGCAGTTTTGGACTCACCTCTTACTGATGAGCAGTTTGAGGAACTGGTTGGAGTCTTGGAATCAGACACTATTACACAAGACCAGGTTTCGGATGCTGTTGACAATATCTTAGAAAATGGCGTCACCGAAGATCAAGCTACTGAACTTGCTACTAGCGAAAAGGTCTTGGAAAGCATTGATGGGGACCAGGCATCTGAGATCTTTGTTGAGATTCCTGTAGGTGAATTAACTCAAGAAGAAGAATCAGCCCTTGTTGAGGCTGTGACAAACGCCCCAGAAGAAGTAAAGAACGCTTTTGAGGAGACGATTAATGTGTATGGAGAGGGCTTAGATGACTATGTACCAGTGGGTTCCAGTGTAGACGTAGGCTCTCGTAGAACTCTATTGGCTGCTACTGCAGTTCTATCAGCAGCTACTGTCGGAGTTGCTGGGTCAGCTGGTCCATCAGGCGGTTCAGGAGGAGGGTCTGGAGGGGGTTCTAAGGGCCCTAGCGGAGGTTCAGGTAGTTCCGGTGGAGGCCCAGGTGACGGAGGGAATTTAAATAGCCGAAGGGAAGATGAAAATCCAGATGGCGAAGATGAAGAACAAGACACTGAAATAGAAGGCCCGGAAGGGGACGAAGAAGAAAATAATTTTACTAGAAATAGTATATTTAAATATCAGGAGGGAACAATGATAAAGAAATTTAGCCCTTGGGGCTTTATTAAAAAGTTTTCGAAAGAGACAGCAGCTCTTGCGTTTACGATATCTGGAAGCGTAGTAGTTTTTGCTACTTTATCTGGTGAAACTAGAAAAATAACTATTATAGCAACAGGGTGTGCATTTTTAGTCCACTATATAAATGCAATGTTAAAAAAGGATGAATAAGGAGAATGTATGAAAAATTTTGGTAAGTTACTAATTGCTATTGGATTTATAATGGTTGTTAGTTCAGTGCCTTTTGGTTCCGGCACGGCGACTCAATACTTAATATCTAGCCAACAAGCTAAAGCAACCACACGGTGGTGGTCCAATTGTTCTTGATGGAATGGATCCAGTTTGCCACTCAGGCGGAGAAGGAACTTGGGGATATATAGCTCAAGTTCTTAAGAAAACACACACTGGCGCTACCAATATTAATAACGGAAGCATTGCGATCCTTGGGGCAAATGACGTCTCTAACTCTTGTGGTGGAAATTGGAACACACTTCTAACTACAAAGTACTTAGGTCAGTTTACTACTGCGCCAACAGTTAATTTTTATAATACATCTACCCAGGTCACAAACTTTTTTACAAATATAAATACCCTAAAGCCAGCTGTTATATGGATACCAGATAACTGGAGCAGATCTTCTGCAGTTGAGGCTTTGTTTACGTCAAATGCTGAGGTCATTGCTGACTTCGTAAACTCTGGTGGAGGTTTATTTGCTAACATGGGTTCATATGGCTGGTTGACTTCACTGCTTCCTGGGGCAGTCTACAATAATGGTGGCTGTAATGGAGGACCAGATGCTACGGCAGATGGAACCGCAGACTTTGGGCTAACAAATACAATGGTTGCAGCCTGTTGGCATGGCTACTTTACTGGAAATGTTGGAACACTAAAAACATTAGTTAACTATCCATTTCCGTCCGTTTCAAGTCCTAGGGTAGCTGTATCTGTTGGTGGTGGAGCAGTATCGCTTCCAAGCTCATTTACTCTTGCAATAAACCCTGCAACACCAAGGGCAGGAGAAGATCTGATAATAACTGCGACAGCTCAAACTCTTGCTGGAGTTCCACAATCTGGAGTTACCGTAACTGTAACTGTTAGTGCTGGACCAGATGCTGGTCAAACATTTACGGCTACCACTAATTCATCAGGTATTGCCACAATAACTATTAGAACAAATGCTACTGGCACTGCGACTTACACAGCAACAGCTACTGTAAATGGTGTGGCTAAGACAGTTTCTTCTACAGTTACCTGGAACCCACCCACTACGACCATAGCTGCTCCTACGACCTCTACAACGGAGCCTCCTGCTACTACCACTACAGAGCCAGCTCCAACCACTACGCAGGCTTCAGTGACAACTGTTGAGCAAACTACCACAACAGCTCAACAAGCATTTGTTCCACCGATGGAAACAACAACTACCATTCATGACCATTCAAGTCATGACCATGGGCCAAAGCTTCCAGAAACTGGATCTGGACCATACTTTACTTTAATTTTAGGGTTTGGTTTAATTTGTTTTGGTTATCTAATAATTCAAAGGAAAAAGTATCTAAGGTAATTACTATAGGAGGGTGAAATGAAAACACTAAATAATATTTTAATGAGAATTGTTGCTACCTTTGCTGCATCTGGCCTTGGAGTCATAGGAGCGGGTGCCATAGCTGGAGTTGAGTTATGGAAAGCTTGCTTTATGGCTGGCATGGCTGGAGTTGCAACTGTAGTAGAAGGTCTTTCTCGTGCATTTTTAGACGATGGAAAACTTTCGAGTACAGAAATCAACGAAGTATTTAATAAGGTGGACAAAAAAGCTGCCAAATAAAACATAAGGATTTTTAATGCCACTTCCCGTAGAGCCTAATATATCTCAAGGTCAAATAGCTTTAGACCCAGTTAATGGAATAGTCTGGTATGTTGACTCAGAAGGAAATAAAGTATCCACAGCTTGGTCTTGGTTAAAGCCTGACTTAGATGAAGTGGAAACAGAAGATAATGTAACTATTACTGGCAATCTAACAGTGCAAGGAACTACTGTTACGGTTGATGCAGAGACAGTTATCATACAAGATAATTTTATTTTAGTTAACTCAACAAATGGTTCTGCCACTTCTACGACCGCCGGTATAGAAGTAGAAAGAGGGGCATTAAATAATGTTCAACTAAGGTGGAATGAGTCAACCGATAAGTGGCAGTTTACTAATGATGGAATTACATTCTTAGATTTAAATTCTATAGTAGAAGACTCGGTAACACTTGGTCTGCATACCATAGGTGATTATATAACCAATCTTACTGCCGGTACTGGAGTTACTCTTTCTAATAATTCTGGACAAGGCGCTACGCCAACAATTTCTATTGGTCAAGATGTAGCTGCTTCTGCTACTCCAACATTTGCTGGCGTAACAGCACCTCTGACTGGAAACGTAACCGGAAATTTAACAGGTAATGTTACCGGTAACGTGACTGGAAATGTCACAGGAACTGTGTCTGACATCTCCAACCATGGAATAAATGCTCTTTCTGATGTGACCATAACATCATCGGCAGATGGCGATTTTTTAAGATGGACAGGTTCTGCATGGGTTAATGACGCTGTAAACTTGACGTCTGACACGGTTGGAGATTATGTTAAGAGCCTAGTCCAAGGTAACGGTCTTACTATCTCTAACAATTCTGGAGAAGGTGCTACTCCAGGTATTGCAATTGACACGTCAATAGTTCAAACTCGTGTTGCCAATGTTACAGACACCGAAATTGGATATTTGGATGGCGTAACTTCTGCAATCCAAACACAGTTAGACACTAAAGCCCCTACTGCTTCACCTACCTTTACTGGAACAGTTACAGTTCCCACACCAATAAGTAACACTGATGCTTCAACAAAAGCTTATGTTGATTCGTCTGTCTCGACCACTGCAAGCAATGCCGCCACAGCGCTTACTAACCACGAGTCAGATACAACAAATATCCACGGGATTGTTGATACCTCAATTTTGGTTACAACAACAGGAACGCAGACACTTACGAATAAAACAATTACTTCACCTTTGGGTTTAGTAAAAGGTGATATTGGACTAGGTAACGTAGATAATACTTCGGATGCCAATAAGCCAGTCTCAACTGCACAGCAAACGGCATTAGACCTAAAAGCTAACAGTGCGACACCTACATTTACTGGAATGGTTACCGCACCATACTTAACGGTTAGTGGTGTACAGATAGATGCTAGTGGTCCAGCTGATACAAACGTTCTTAAATACAATGCTTCTTTAAATAAGTATATACCAGGAGTAGCATCAACCGTAGCTTCTCTAGATGACTTAACTGACGTAATCATAACAAGCGCAACCCCAAATCAAGTATTAAAATATGATGGAACAAATTGGGTAAATGCAATAAGTCCAAGTTCCGTTGAAGGCACAACATATTTTGCAACAATAGGGAATAATACGGACAGTACGTTTGTGCTTAATCATAATTTAACCACAAGAGATATAGTGGTCAACTTTACGGAAACATCATCTCCGTATTCAAGCTTTGCAACTTTATGGGAAGCCACTACTTTAAATTCTATTACAGTATATTTTGAAACACCTCCATCTTCTAATAGCATAAGAGTTGGCATCTATGCTGCGGTTTCCGGAGTAGCTTTAAGTACAGATTTAGACTCTTTAAATGATGTTACTCTAAGTGGTTTAGCTAATGGTGATTTTTTAAGATATGATGGGTCCAACTGGATTAACGATCCAGTTAATCTATCAACGGATACTGTTGGTGATTATGTCAGCAGCTTGGTGCAGGGCACTGGAATAACAATAACTAATAACTCTGGGGAAGGTGCAACTCCTACAATATCAGTAGCATCCAACACGTATCAACCATTAGACGCTGACTTGACGGCAATTGCAGCATTAGCTGGAACTTCCGGCAATTTAATTAAAACCGCAGCTGACACTTGGGCATTGGATACTAATACTTATATTACTTCTTTAGCATTGGACCAATTGACCGACGTTAATGCAGCAACTCCGTTCAATGATCAAGTTTTAGCGTGGCAAAGCTCTACTTCTGAATGGGTAAACAAAACTTTTAGTGCCTCAGTTGCAACTTTAGATTCAGTGGGAGACGTGAGTGCCGCAACACCATCAAGTGGCGAGACACTTCAATGGAATGGATCAGCTTGGGTCAGCTCAACTATTGTTAACGCCAACGTAAATGCTAGCGCAGCAATCACTTATTCTAAACTATCCTTAAACAATAGCATTGAATCTACCGACCTTAAAGATGGTCCAGCTAAAGCCGGCTTTAGATCAACCTTAAATGCGCAAACTGGTACTACCTATACATTGCAGCTAACAGATTTAGCAAAATTAGTTACATTGGATAATGCTGCATCTATTACCTTAACGGTCCCTCTCGAATCATCAGTTGCTTTTGCTATTGGAGATAGGATCGACTTACTTCAAAAGGGAACTGGTCAAGTTACTGTTGCAGGTGCTGGTGGAGTTACTGTTAACTCTACACCAGGACTTAAGCTGCGTGCAAGATGGTCTTCTGCAACTTTGATCAAGTTAGATACAAATACCTGGGTTTTGATAGGTGACCTACAAGCTTAATCTATTTAAACTTTGGTCCTTCAACCCAAATTACAATAGACTTTCTTACTCCAGATAGAACTGGCTTTACTCCATGCAGCATGAATGATGGAAATAATATCATCTGTCCCTTTTTTAAAGCATGCAGTGATGGGTTTCCGCTGAGGTGAATAAAAAATTCGCCACCTATAAAATCTTTTTCTGGCTCATTTAGAAGTAAACTTAAAGAGAGTTTTCTAGTATCAATCATATAGCCCGGCTTATCTTTGCCAAAAATTAAATCAGTGTGAGCATCATACTTCCCGTTTTCTGATCCTTCGTATTCGGCATATTGAAAAAATGAATATCCATATAAATCAAAATTATAAAATGCTTTATTAGCATGATCTAATGCTTGATTTATTCTGTCGATAAACCATGTATTTTCCTGGTCTACATCATTGAAACAATTATTAGACACCCTAGCAAATGAGTCACTACCTACAGTAGAAGCTTTATTTAGTTTCTTTGAGGAACAATATTCTTCTATCTTTTTTAGCTCTTCGTTTGTAAAGCATTCATCTATGAAGACCCATGGTTCGGTTATCTTTGAGTATGAGCGTGGATTATTGGAAATTGCTGACATAATCACATTTTATCATAACCAAGATTCGTTTGATAGCCATAAGTATTAATTACTATAATAGATATCTAGTTAATCTTGAGGGGTTAACTTTAATTTAGAAAGGTTTGGTTGAGGCCATGCCCAATTTTTACAATAGGCTTAAAGCTATAAAATTTAGTACAGCATCTGATACTGCTGTAGAAATAGGACCATCTTCTAGTGCCACTCCAAACTTTGCCATCGATGCAGGTGGTAAGTTAAAATGGAGTTCTGGCTCAGCGGTTGCCGATGCAAACCTTTACCGCACTTCTGCAGGCACTTTAAAAACAGATGGAAGCCTAGAAATCCTAGTAGGATTAACGGCAGCAACACCAAATTTTACTGGGCCAACTTCAATTACAGGAAGTTTAACATTAAATGGAACTAATGTCCCAACTACATTTGTTTCTACAGCAACACCATCAGGAGGTAGTGATGGTGACACTTGGATGGTCTATTCTTAATGTCTCAATACATTAAAGCTAGCGGAGTTTGGAGTACAGCAAAACCTTACGTTAAAGTTGGGGGGATTTGGAAATTTCCTGACTACATATATAATAAAGTTGCTGGTCGTTGGTACACATCTTTTATTAAGGGTGGCCTTGTTGATCGTTCTTGGGATGATAGGGATGAAACAGGAGAATTTGGTATAGGAACAGCAGGTTACCTTATGTCTATAGTTATTCAATCCGATGGAAAAATATTAGTCGGAGGAGCCTTTACAAACTGGAATGGCGTATCACACAACCGTCTCGTTCGTCTTAATTCAGATGGGACAAGAGACACAACTTTTATGACAAATATTGGAACAGCAGCAAACCAACCTGTTAACAGCATTGCTGTCCAAACCGACGGTAAGATTCTTGTTGGTGGCGAATTTACAACCTGGAATGGTACAACAGTTAACCGAATTGTGCGTTTAAATTCTGATGGAACCAGAGACACATCGTTTACAACAAATACGGGTACAGCAGCAAATAATAATATATATTCAATAGCTGTTCAATCTGATGGAAAGATTTTAATTGGAGGAGCCTTTACAACCTGGAATGGTACAACAGTTAACCGAATTGTACGTTTAAACTCTGACGGAACAAGAGACACATCGTTTACAACTAATACGGGTACTGGGGCAAATTCAAACATATTATCCATAGCTGTTCAATCTGATGGTAAGATTTTAATTGGAGGAGCCTTTACAACCTTTAACGGTGTAACTGTTAACCGAATTGTGCGTTTAAATTCTGATGGAACTGCGGACGCTAGCTTTGCAGATAATACAGGTAATGGGGCAAATGGTCAAATATATTCAATAGCTGTTCAGTCCAATGGTAAGATTTTAATTGGTGGGACTTTTACAACCTTTAATAGCGCAACTGTTAATCGTATTGTACGTTTAGATTCTGATGGAAATGCGGACGCTACCTTTTCAAATATTGGAACAGCAGCAAATAATTATATATATTCAATAGCTGTTCAGTCCGACGGAAAAATATTAATTGGTGGGACTTTTACCGATTGGGATGGTGTAACTGTTAACCGAATTGTACGTTTAGATTCTGATGGAACTAGAGACACATCTTTCTCAACAAATACTGGTACAGCAGCAAATAATTATATATATTCAATAGCTGTTCAGTCCGACGGTAAAATTGTTATTGGAGGAAACTTTACAGCTTTTAGTGGTGTAGGACATAATCGTATTATTCGCTTAAATTCTGATGGAAGTCCCCCACCGCTTAATTCATTTGCTAGTGGTCCAGTAAGCTCTATAGCTATTCAGTCTGATGGAAAAATATTAGTAGGTGGCGAATTCAAAGATTGGAACGGTGTAGAAGTTAACCGTATCGTTCGCTTAAACTCAGACGGGACAGTAGATACAGCTTTTTCAGCAAATATTGGAACAGCAGCAAATGATTATATATATTCAATAGCTGTTCAGTCCGACGGAAAAATATTAATTGGAGGTTGGTTTACAGAGTGGAATGGCGCACCGTTAAACCGTATCGTTCGCTTAAACTCAGACGGCACAGACGACACTACCTTTTCAACAAATATTGGAACAGCAGCAAATTCATTTATACAGTCCATAGCTGTTCAATCTGATGGTAAGATTTTAATTGGTGGGTTTTTTTCTAGCTGGAATGGCGTATCACATAGTCGTATCGTTCGTCTTAATTCAAATGGAACAAGAGACACTACCTTTTCAACAAATATTGGAACAGCAGCAAATGATCAGATATTCTCTGTAGCTGTTCAGTCCGACGGTAAAATTGTTATTGGAGGTTGGTTTCCTAGCTGGAATGGTACGACCGTTCAACGTATTGTTCGCTTAAACTCAGATGGAACTAGGGACACTGCCTTCACAGTAAATACAGGTACTGGTTTTAGCGACAATGTACAATCAGTAGCAATCCAAACAGATGGTAAGATTGTAATAGTAGGTCAGTTTGGATTCTTTAATGGTGTAACCGCTAACTTTATTGTTCGTCTAAATTCAGACGGAACTAGGGACACAACCTTCACAACGAATACGGGTACTGGAGCTAATAATTATATATATTCAATAGCTTTTCAGTCCAATGGTAAGATATTAGTCGGAGGAGCCTTTACAACCTTTAATGGCGTAACTGTTAATCGTATACTACGCCTAAATTCTGATGGAACCAGAGACGCAGCTTTTACAACAAATATTGGTAACAATATTATATCTGAAGGTGGAATTTTATCTATAGCTATTCAAACTGATAATAAAATCTTAGTAGGTGGGTCATTTAGATCATTTAGGGCATTAGATCAATGTAGTAGAAATTTTGTTCGCATAGGAGGAGAAGACGCATCATGATTAATTATGAGCCTATAACAAAAGAAGAATTTATAGAACAAAATCCTTTTGGAACAATTTCCAAACAAAATGATGATGGTTCTACAACCCTTTTAACTCAAGAAGAATACGATAATTGGGTAGAATATTCTAAAGGAATCTGGGAAGACCCAAAAGATTCTTAATATTTAAAAACTTATCTTATTAATGATCCGTTTTATAAAAACCAGATCCTACAAATTGTATACCTGGCGCAGAATAATCTCTTTTTAATTGAGATCCACATTCCGGACAACAAGTAATTATTTGATCCTCTGTCATCTTACGTGATTCAGAACAAGTATGATCATTATCAATGCATATATAATTATAAGTTGGCATAATATTATTCCACTTCAATAAAGATGCATTCACCTGGGCATTCTTCGGCAGCTTCTATAACATCTTGCAATAAAGATTCTGGTACAGTAGCCATTCCTTGTGCCATTTGATAGACAGGTCCTTCGCCTTTTCCAGTTGGCCCCATAAGATTAGGCCAATCAACTTCTTTTACATATGCCAAGCCATCATTGTGCATTTCAAAAACTGCTGGTGCAATTTCAGCACAGAGGCCATCGCCAGTACAAAGATCTTGATCGATCCAAACCTTCATGTTTAACCCTTCTTTAAAAGTTCGTTAGGTATAATCCAAAGTTTACAAACAGCATTTGGTTGTATGGTTCCGGCAACTATTTCACAGCCTTGCCCGCCCTTAAAAAATACACAGTTAGAACAAATTAATCCTTCTTTAATAAATGGATTCTTAGCAGCTGGTGCATAGTGTGCTCCATTTCCTAAAGAAGTTTGATCAAACATGCCGTGCATTTCTACAGTTGCTTCATACTGTTCATACATCATTTTTTGTCTAGCATTTAATTTTGATTTGGGATCATCCATATCTTCTTCTTCATCTTCGGAATCATCCATCTCTGGTTCTTCAGGCATCTCTTCATCATCTGGAGATTGATATTCACTTAACCAGTAGTTTCTCATTCACTTTTTCCCGACTTGACGACACCATCGTAGATAGCAGCTAGGCGACAATAGCCATTGTCCTCTACGGTCTGGGCAACAATCTTACAAACGCCATTGCCTTCATACAATGCACAGTTGGCACACTTAACACCAATAGATAAATTGTCATTTTCTATGCCTGGAACATAGCCAACCCAGATGCCATTGCCATCACTGTTGGAAAGCTTGCCATATTTGCTGACAATTCCTAGCATTGCGTTTGCATATTCTTGTTCTGCTGGAGGAAGTTTTCTTTCCATTTCCTCTAAAAGTTCGGCTAACCAATAACTATCCATTTTAATTTATTTCCTTTTAGTTAAGATGCAGGGACTGCTTGTTCTTTTGGAATACAGTTTCTAGTGCAATATACATTGCTTTTGTGTTCCCAAATTATACCTTTACTGAGGCTTCTACTGCAACTAGGGCAGCTAAATTTAACACCTTTAATACCAACATATTTAACTGCTTTACCAGGTAATTCTACTTTAATTTCTTTTTGACTATTAGAAACATTTTTCTTTGCTGGCTTTTTTCCTGCCATAACATACCTCCAAACATTGGTTACTATTTAGTCTATAGTAATACAAAACTGGAGTTTTTATGGCCAAAAAACAATTTACAACGGTTAATATAAATGATTTCTTTGTTTCAGAACCAGGACCTCCAGCCCCTATAACATTAACTACGACATCTGCCCCTCCTTCGTCCCCTGTCTCCAGGTCTTCTAATATCATTTCATCATCCGGTGGTATAGAAAAAATTTCAACTTCAAGAAAAGGCTTTGATGACGATCCTGAAAGGGTAAGCAAAAGAAGGGGTAAAAATAGAGGAGGAAGATCAGGCAAGGCGTCAATACCTACACCTCATATATTAGATGCATCCAACACTAACTCTAGAACCTTGATGCAAAATCTTCTTCCAAAAGAAATGGTTCCACAGGGTTATTTTAATCCAATTGAAATTAAATTAAAAAGTGGAAGAACAAAATTTGTAAATCCACTAAACCAAAATCAAGTTATATTTACAAGGGATAAAAAACGGAAGAATTAAATTCACGAATCCAGAATTTACTTTTAATAAAACTGATAATCTTGCTAGAAAAGTAGAGAATGTATTTAACCCTAACCAGGTTAATGCAGATCTAGATCCTATTTATCTTAGACCAAAAAATGGAGCTCCAATTTCTACTCCAGCTTCAAGATATGATCCCATGGGAGAAGGTGTATTAAGACCTTTAAATAAAGGTGAAAGAGCAGCTTTTGATCATAGCAGGAAGATGAAGGCAAAATATAACTCTCCAAAAAGAAGAAGTTATTTAACTAGAGAAGATATTTTAAATACCGCAAACATGGAAAGAAGACAGTATACAGTAGGAAGATATGCTGGATCGGTTGCTGAATACAAAGCAAAAGTAGCAAAGTATATTATGGATCTTGAAAATGAGCTTTCATATTTAGATGCTGGATCTAAAAAACAAGTTCGTCGAGCAATTATAGAAGATACTCTTACTGATCTAAGAAAAGAAATGAGAAAGACTGCTGACCAGATTAATCCAAGCAAAAGTGGTCTTCCTCATAAATTAGAAATGAAAATTATGGAGTCCCTAAAAGGAGATGATCAGCCACTTAATTTTCTTACAAATCCATCTTCTAGACAAAATGCTATTATAGCTAGAAGAAAAGCTATTAGAGCTGGAGTCATAAAGCCAATGCAGCCGATGGAATCCTACATGAGTAGAGTTGAAAGACTAATGCAAAGTGGTATGCGTGAGTCATATTTGTCGAAAAAGGGATACGGTACTGACAATCTTTTAAAGGATCAGCCAGATTTTATTCAACCCAGAACAACAACAAGGGTAAGCATAAATAATCTAACAAGTAAAACTAATTTATCTACTGCTGCAACTAGTGCAAATCCAAAAATTGATAAAGACTATATTCCTAGTTCTGTAAATAGATATTTGCAAACTGCAAGTATTAATTCTAGTCAGCCAGCAGCAAATATAGCAAGTGCTGTAGGAGAAACTCTTCCAACTGGAACTCCGGGAAGAATGATGTCCTCAACAGCCCAAAGGCTAGCAGATGACACCATGAGGGCAGCTAGCGTTGTGCATAGTTCTAAGCTTGGATTTGCTGCAATAGGAATGGGTGCACTGGGAGCTGCTTTTGGTATATCATCTCTGCGTAGTAAGTCAATGGAAAAGCAAATGGAAATGGAAAGAGTTTAGATTATGGCTCGATCTATTCATGAGATAATACTCGATGCAAATAATAAAAAATATCCAAATACAATAAAGAAGTATGATGATATTTCTAATGTATCAGCTGTTACCGGAGACGATGGAGCAGAGCTTTTTCAGTTTATAAGACCTAATGTAGACGGTGAGATAGATTCCGTTAGCGGCAATCTAAAAAGAGAATATGCTCGAGTAAGTAAGGATAATTTAACCGATTATTCTAAAAGAGTTTTTGGCCATGAGCTACCAGAACTTATCAGTCCTCATAGATTTTCTGATCCAACCTCTAACAGAGCGCTGTATACACAAATGGATTCTCCAACATCTAGAATTGACCCAAGATATAATCCCGTTAAACCCAGTGGTATAAATCAAAATCATGGGTGGAAAATTCATGCTGATTTTGTTACAGACTTAAGTCATGAAGAGGGTTTAGCAAGAGCGGGGAGAGCAGCAGACTTATCTGTAATGGATCAAAATTTAGCAGATGTGTTTGATTCCAGACTTGCTGGTATTGGAGTTAAATCTGATGATTTTTTTAAATTTTATAAATCAGCATATAGTAGCGGAGCTCAAAATTTTGCTGATCCAAATGACATAATATCAGCAGCTGAAGTGTTCAATGAACAAGCAATGACCTACAAAATGGGACCTGGAAAATATGGTGCAGGTAGACACTTAACAGCATACCCACAAAGCTTAGAGGGTAGAGATTCTATAATAAAAAGCCTAGAAGATAAATTGGGAAATAGGCTTGTTGATCAAAATGATCCTGCATACAGGCATAGTATAATTGGAGACACCGGAGTAAAAAATCATCCTCTTTCTAGAGGTGTTTCTGGAAGATTTACTACTGATTACTTAGGTATTAATCCAACTACTGGAAAAGTTGATTTTTCTCTTGAAGATACTTCAATGAGCAACAGTTTAGAAGAATATAAAATATCTGGAAAAATTAATCCAGAAGAAATAGATAAAATAAACAAAATAACTCAAGAAATGCCAGAGATGGCAGAACTATTACATGGCAAAGATGGTTACATTAGCCCGTATAAAACAATAGAGCAAATAGCTCAAGAGAGATCTACTGGAAAAATTGCATTCGGTAACACCAAATATGTAGATAACTATGTTGGAGATCTTCCGACTATTAATAAGCCAGGACAAATTCCAGCTCCAAGGACTCTTCAAGCTGTCTCAGCTCCAAGTGTAGCAACTACTAATGCTACTAAAGTAACTCCTTTAGCAGATGAATATGATACTGGTACAGTAGCAGCTAAAATATCCGCAGGAGAGCCATTAACAGTTCCTCCTCCAGCATCCCCTCCTCCAAAAGGATTAAATGTTGGAACTCCAACAGATGACATTAGAGTTACCCCAAGAAACAGAGGAGCAGATTCTGCGTCTGGTGGAAAATCTAAACCAAAAGCTCAATCTTCACCCATAAATACAAGTACTCAAAATCCAAAGCCTGACCCCAGTGCAAAAATAACTTCTAACCCCCCTCTATCTGGGGAGCCAACGCTGAAAATAGGATCTTCAGAACCATCTAAGGTAACTACTAAACCAAAAGGTTTAATGGACAATGGAATGAAGACTGCTCAAGATCTTGCATCAGGCAACGCAAGGGCAATGGGTATTGCTGCAGCTGCTGGTTTACTTGGAGTAGGAATAGCTATGTCTAATAGAAAAAGAACAATTGCTCCAGATGATGGAACATATTTGTCTCAAAGTAGAGCAAAATTAGAGCGGTTGAAATAATAATTTTTTATTCATTATCGTATAATTCTTTATATTTATTTGGATTTCTTCTTTTCATGTCTCTTTTGCTTCTTGCGAGCCTACATTCTTCACACCTACAACCATAATGATCGTAGCCATTAGATGTACCATGTACTATTCCAGGATATTCTACTTCTGATATAGTTTTTTTTAAATGACAAGACTTGCAAAGAACCTGACACTTAGATAATTCTTTGTCTCTAACTTCTTTTCTTCTGCTCCATACGCAAGAAGCATGCATTGTCTTATCTTCACGTTTAATGTGATCTACTTCTAAGCTGTCCCAAGAACCACAATGCTTGCATGGACCGTTAGCCAGAACCCAGTCAAGTCTTCTGTCTCTCATCCATTTTCTTTGGTATTCTTTTAGGTAAGCTTTTCTTTTTTCTATATCTTTAGTCATTATATCTAAATTTTTCTATGCTCTTAGTTATGGTATTGAAATTACATTGGAGCGGTTGAAGGGAATTGCACCCTCACACCGTGGGTCGGAAGCGCACGTACTCTACTGTTAAGTTACAACCGCATAATCTGTTATTATAGTACCATAAAAATACTGGTTGATAATAGCAGAGAAATTAAATATACCCAAAGAACTTAATTAAATGGTTGACCATCTTTGTCATCTAGATCAAATCCACCAAGTTTTAATGGACTCCACATTAAGCTAAGAATTTCTGATATTGCATTTATTGTTTGTGGATTTTGCTGACTTGAAAGCCTAAACAATCCATTTATTGCATTAGCTATACTGACAGTAGTGTAATGTATTTGTTCATTATTTCTGTCATCATGCTTAACGCAATCATAAATTTTATTATATATTTCTGTGTAGTTCATATAAATCTTCTTTCTTTGGCGATATCATTTTCGCCTCTACCAGGAGACTGTCAGTAAACTTCAAGTCATATTCAAACCATAACATCCTATTGGAATCTATTGATTCGTCTTCAGTTAAGTATACAGGACAATGCACTTTTATGTGGCCGTGAAAGTATATCTTTCTGCTCTTTTTATTCTTTGAATCTTCTTCAAAAGAAGGGCTTTCTTCCATGTATAAGTATCCATTATTGTCTATAAAATAACTATCTAAAAAGCATTCCATAGATTTTGATTTAAATCCTTCAGCAGCAAAAGCATAATAAATATAAGACTTGTAGCTGTGTGGAATCCAAGGCTCTACCGGCAAAGGATAATCAATATGAAAAAAATCGTACGTTCCCATAATTAACTATATTATAGCAGCTCAAACCGCAATTTGAGGTCCTATTGATTTTAAAAGGTTACTATATATATAGTTTTTAACTTTAAGGTTTATTATGTTTCGTTCCTCAGAATCAATGCCAATAGATCATTTTTTATTTAGAGCAGGCAAATCTGCCCCTGGCGCTAAAGAAGGAATGCAAGAAATAGAATCAAGCTTAAGGGAAATAGGTAGGCTTGATGAATCTTTTCTTACAATGGGAGATAAATCCGTTGTTGGAGCTCGTGTAAGTAAAAAAACTTTAGGTATCTCTGTATCTAATCAAGTATTAGAAAAATTTGGCTTTGAACCACTTAACGAGAGGGCAATGGCTCATGCTGAGACTGTGGGTCAAAGTTTAACTCGACATGAAGCCTTGCAACGAATGCTTAGGCATGAAGGTATTAGGCTTAGTAATACAAGTGGAGTAAGTAATCTTCTTGTTTTTAGAGAATCTGTAGTTCGAAGAGGATCCTTAACTGGCAATGTAAAAACTGCGTTACACGAAATTGGACATGGTGTATCTAAGTTAACACAAAGTACTGTGGATAAAAATCTTCTTGTGGGTCAATTGAAGGATATTATCCGGAGTTAGTTCGGTAGATGAAGAAGTTGCTAGTAAATTTAAAGATACTTATCTAGGTGTTATGCGTGAATTTGGTCGAGAAGAAGCTAGAGCTGAGTCTTTCTCTGGATTAATTTCAAAAACCACCATAGGAAAAGACGCTCTAACCAAGATAGCAAGAGGAGGTATTGAGGAGAAGCATATTAAGGGAACCTTATTAAGCGCATACAATCGTCTTGATGATGAATTTTATGGATTCCAAGGATATGCAGAAATCAACTTAAGGAACATGCGAGGTTCTGCAGTGTATGATGCATTTGCTCGTCATATTGATTTTGATCAATTACAAAGACTAGGAGCCGTAGAAGCTCATGGCGTTTTTATGGGTTCAGTTGATTACGGCGGAATGTCAGAAGCTGTTGCTCCATCTTTGAGAAGTCTTCAACAAACAGCAAACGAGCATGTGCTAACAAATTATGGTGAAGATACATATGATCGTTATCAGTCGCTAGTAACAGAATCAAAAAGAATTCCTGCACAGATAAAAGGATCTGGCCTAGCTTCAATTTCCTCTGAACCTATTATAGATTCAATAGCTGCTTTAGAAAGAAGCGGGGCTAGCACAGAGGTTGCAGAACAAGTTGGAAGAACTGGTGGGATGGCAAAAAGAACACTTAGTGGAATATTGTCAGCCGGAGAAACAGCAGCAGAAGTTATGAGATTTATTAAATAATATATATCTGAGGTCCTATTAATTTCTTTGTATAAAACCCAAAAAGACAAAAAAAGTTTAAAACAGTTTTGCCTCTTAAAATTTTTTTCCCAAATTTTACCTATATAGGTTTTTTAAATTAAAAAATATAATATTCCGCGTTTTAGTTATTATCTGCAACTGCGTCTTCTAGTGGGGAAACTATAATTGTTTCTCCATCTGAAGTAACGCCAAAGATACATCCAACATCGTTACCTTCAGGATCAGAAGAAGCGTAGATCTTGCTTCCGTCATTAAAGATGATTGCTACCGGATATCCACCACGGGAATTTTCCCAACCTTCAGCTTTAAGCTCTTCTTTAGTTAGCATTCTTACTTCAGCTACCATTAATCCTACAGGATATGCTGCTTTGTCTAAACTGGTCATTTTGTTCCTCGTATCTAAAGGGGTTTCTAAGGCTCTTAAATAGGCTTGACGCATTTCATAAAAATCAAGCATCTGTTACAGTGCCCCATTCATGGTGGATAATTTCACAAGTAAATTTACAAGAAGGACACCTAGGAGTACCATATTGGCTCATCATAGAATGAGATGGTTTATCTCCGCATTTACATCTTAGTACTAATTCTGGTCCCCAAGTTCTTATGAGTCTTGTTTTAGCGGACTGAGAAATAGGGATAGACAAAGAAGATTGAGAAATCATTTGTTTCTCCTCTAGTGATAATGCTTATTACTGTGTATGTCATTAAAGTTTTTTGTTTTAGATTGAACTAAAGAATTAATAGCAGTATGCAAAGAAGGCCAATCACGCTTAAGGTCATTAAGAAGATTTGATAACATCTTGTCATGCAGCGGTTCATTAACGCCTTTATTAAAAATAGCTTTATAAATTTTGTAGAGAGCTTCTCTTTCCTTAAAATTTAATGATCCATAAGTATTGTAACTAAAGTCAATGTTGTCTTTAATGTCCATATATGGATTTTTAGGAGTATCAATAAATTCTTTAATGTCCATATATGGATTCTTAGGATATGGATTCTTAGGAGTTTTACCAATAAATGTAGATTTCTCTTCTTTTACTGAAGTTTGATCTTTGTTAGAAATAGAATTTGCTAGACTAGCAATAGAAGATGCTAGATTGTTTATTGCCTGAATAAGAGATTTCATTTTTATCCTTTTTAATAACGAGCTATTAAATTCAATCTTTGAATCTCAGCTTCTAAACTCTGCAACTTGTATTCCATAGAACTTATATGGGTGAGTAGTAAAGATATAGTATTTGAGGCAGATTGACAAATATCATAAACATTTTTAGAATCATGAATTGTTTTATCAGCTTCATTGAGAAGTGAATGAATTAATTCTTTAGAGCTATCTAGAATATGTTCTGACATAAAAACATTATATCAGCTAAAGCCAGATAACTTCTTGTTTAAGTTCTTATACAAATTTTTTTCTTCTGAAATTTCAGCTAAAGCATTATCAAGTAAAGATAATAGCAATTTGTCAAAATTACTTAAAAGGCTAGTGTCAAAGTAAACTTTGTTGGTAGAAATTTTATCTTCTGTATTTGAAGAAGAAGAAGATTCCTCTTTATTATTAGGGTAATTACATGGCCAGTTGGGATGAATCATCATAAGACTAATTCTTTGGGAGTAGTTAAAAACCGGAATATAATATACGCAAGCTCAAACAAAGCAGCGAGGATCTGAACAGTAATGCCTGTCATAATTTTCTATCTTTCTTTTATGTTACAAGTCGGTGATTAGATAGATATTATATTAGTTCTAATAAATATACTTTATGTAGTCTCTTTTTACAAGTGTGAGAAGGTGCTTCATCTATAGCTACACATACCTTAACGTACACTCCACAAGAATGGCATTTCCATTCACTGTTAGGTTTATATCTTAAGGTAGTATTCTCTTGCTTAGGGGCATTGATTGTCAGCTGAGAAGAATCAACAGAAGGAGCTTGTAGACATGATGGGCAAAGCCTAGGTTTTCTCCCTCTTGCTTTAAGGCGCTTCCATTGAAGATTACATTGGATACAAGTTAGTTCGTCAAATTCTTCCATAGTTGTTCCTAAATTTTTTCTTGAAAATGACAATGAAAAGGTGCTCCGGTATAAGGGTCATACTTTGAGGCAACTGCTATAGCTTTTAAAGCTGCTTTTTTAGCCTGAGCTACTGTCATCTTTTTTGATGAACCAAGAACATGCAAAGCGCCAAGAGCGTAAGCACTTCCAGTTCCAAGAGCATACATGCCACTTATATCAGAGGTCCAAGAGTAGTCGCCATCAACAACATATATGCAACCTGAGACTACGACTAAAATTGTAGATCCATGCTCAGCAATGTGAGTTGAAGTATCTCTTTCAGGAGCAGCATATCCTTGTTTTTCAAAACATTCTCTAAGAGAAGGTATAAACTTTGTAGTTATAAAGTTGTCTAACTTTTTTCCAGTTGTTCCAGGAGGTACAACAGGAGGAGTAAAGGCGTGATGAAGAATATTAATTGCGCGCATATCTCCAGCTGCACCTAAAAGGTATCTTCCATTTTCTGCAACTTTAGCAGAAGTAGAAGATAGTGTAGTTATCTGTGAAGCAAAACCACCTTCATCAACGGTGGATATGCGAGAATCACTACAAACTAAAGAATAGTCTAATCCCTGAATAGCTATAATGGTAGTCATTTAATTCCTCGGTATATTTAAATATATTACATTATACCTTAGAATAAGATTAAATTCAATCTTTAGAAGGATTAAAATATAAAGAACCAAAAACCTCTATAGCTATGGAGTTAATTTCTTTAGAATTAGAAAAGGAATTATATTGAACATATTCATTATTTAAAGAATGAAAGTAATGTTTATATTTTTTATTTTTAAACTTTCTTTTGTTCTTTGCCAAGAGTTTCGCCCTTTTTATAAATACAGGTGCCATTTAAATTATTTCTAATTTTAGAGTTAAAATATGCCCCAGCTGAATCAGCTGCAATAAACTCAGCAAACTTGTCATACGACACAGAGTCATAATGCCAAATGGCTCCAGAATGAAATATTACTATCAAGCCCTCGGTATCTTCATCCCATGCAGCAGAGTGAAGAACAGAACTATCACGAAATTGTTTAAATTTAATTGTTGACATATCAACCACCGTTCAAATTGTAGAAACTTTCATACTCTGATAATCCATTGCACCTTATGCAATTAAGGGGATTATCTTCATGCTGTGAATCGTGTTCACGATACAAAGAAGTAGCTATTTGCTTCCAGTGATTAAGTTGTGCAAGCATGACTGAATTGCTTTGAGTAAGTAGCTTGATATTATCAAGAAGTGCATTTACATCTTCTTGTGAAAATATTGGGTCATTATTCATATAGTGCCTCCACTAGGACTCGAACCTAGAACGAGAAATTAGAAGTTTCTTGTTATATCCCTTTAACTATAGAGGCTTGTTAAAGATAATTATACTGTTCTCTTGTTTGAATATCAACAAAAAGATTTGATTCTAAAAGAAAATCTTTATAAGAAACAATGTAATAGAATCCATTACTCCAGTAAGCACCTTGAACTAAATATCCATCAAAAGGTTTGAATTCACTTATCTCATGCCAATCGCCCATAGAATCCATTACATACCTAAAAATTCCAAGAGGTTTAGGAGTCCATAATTTTGCAATAACGTTATTTGGCAAAGCGACAGAGGCATGCAAAAGAACGTATGATTCTATAGCAGCGGTAACTTCCTCTATTGGTAAGGACTTAGAAGAATAGGAAAACCAATTATTCTGCTGTATTTGAGAAAGAAAATAATGAGAATCTTCTTCATCTAAAGATGACTCAAAAACAGATGTCCTTTGTAATAGATCTAACATAATTAACTGCCAACAACTAGTTTAACGTATAAAGTTTTTCTTTCAATAGATGTAAGAAATTTTATAGTGTTAATTCGCCACTTGTTTTGCTTTGTTATGAATGATTCAATATCAAAGTTTGAATAACCTTCATCTTTCATTTCCAATACTTTAATTTTGTTCTTTGCTTTATTGGAACTTAACTGAAATTCAACATCTCTTCTAATTACTCTTAAGTTATATAACCACATATCCATATTGTTTATGAGGTGAGTTTTTTCTTCTGGAGTTGATTCATTTTTAACATCACGAATAACAAGATCCTTAAATGAATCTAAATAATCTGAATCAAATTCATCAACTGTATTGGTATTTTGATTGTTCATATGTGTCTTTCGAATAGCAGAACTGATAGGCTTGTTGTATGTCTGAAATAAACTGTTCAGAATATTGACCAGAGGACCTAGTGCAGTAAGCTGGTGAGTATGTTGGTATTATTGGCCAGTAACCAAGCCAAGATAATATTCCTCTATATTGTTTAAGCTGGACATCAGCATTGAGTAATGTAGCTAAGGGTAGTAAACCTAGAGTAACTATTAGCTTTGGATTAATCAATTGAACCTCAGTATGAAGAAACCCTGAGCAATTAGTTATCTCAATGTTTTCTATTTTTCTAGAAACAGGGCACCTAGTAACGTATGTTAAGCATACATTTGAAGAGTTAAAGCCAACTGATTTTATAGTAGATATAAACAAATCTGTTGACTCTTGATCAAGCTTAGGATTATCTAATATAAATAATACATCTGGATTTTGATAATTCCATTTTGGAAGCTCTGAAGACTCAAGCATAGTAGAGCACTTCCTACAGTTTTTAGTAACTGTATGAAGGTCTTTCAAATTAACGTTATTATTAGAAGTAAGAATATTAGATCTTACATCTTGAAAAAGTGTAGTTAATTTATCATTAGGAATATGCTTTGCAAAAGTCTCGTATACGTGAGACAATAAGTTAGTTTCCCCAAGACCTAGATATAATCCGGTCTTGGGGATTAACTTAGAATTTTCACCAGAAAGAGCTTCTTTAATTAAAGAATCTAAATCTTCCTGTGAAAAATCATCCATCAGAACTCTGAGGGAATTGAGTTACCAGATGGTGAACTAGAGGATCCTTCTGATTTAGTAGAATCTCCCTTTGGTGCAGAAGCTGCATATGTAACATGCTCTGCAACAACTACGACTTTTGATCTATTTTGGTTATCTTGCTGCCAACGTTCTTGAAGCAGTCTTCCAATAATAGAAATCTGTGAACCCTTTTTCATTTTACCGCCAGTAATTTGGCTGTGAACAAAAGAAGCATTCTTATTTGCAAAACCGTCATTATCCTTAAGGTAATAAGTTATATCAAAATAGCCAGAAGTAGACTGTGATCCTTTTTCGGAACCAGCATAATCTACTGCTACTCTAAACTTTGCAATTTTGTCATTTATAATTTCTGGATCAGCAACGACACCAGCAGTAAGGTTGATGATATTTTTTGGATCTAACATTATCTATAATCTCCATATAGTCACTTAGTTTGGTTATTGTTTTCAATTGCTTCTCGAATATTTTCGACAAGCCTTTCTAAAAATTTGCATGCTTCATCTGCGCCAATTGCCGGACCATAATCTATGGTGTAGTAATCTACTAGACTAACAAACAAATTATATATTCCGGATTTTAAATCCGAAATGACATCAGTAGAAACGTAATCACTTACTTCTTCTACTAATTTAGGATCTTCATCACTCATATTATACCCTCTTTGATAGAGCTTGATCTATCATTTCTCCTAATATTTTTTTATCCTTAAAACCTTTGTCATACAATATAGATATTATAGGTTTTGGATCTATATAAGAGTAGGTAATAAGTTGTAAATTAAGTACATCGTTAAGATTATATATCCTATACTTATTTAGATCTCTTTTTGGAACTGGATACTTTTTTGTTTTCTCGCGATTTGCAACAGTTAAAGGAGAGACATTAAGTATTTGAGCAACATCTGAACGAGTAAATATTGGTTCTGATACTTTTTTATAGCTCATTTTAATTTATATACCTTTTTAAGTATTTATATATATTTATATAGTACCATAAAAAGATAGAATAATCAATAATTACACCTGTTGACAGTTTTGTCTTAGGGCATTAGCATAAGCATTAAAAGAAGAGATCTGATTTATTTTTTGATTAAGATAGGCTTCACAACTTGTGTAATAAGGATATGAAACAGAATCTACAAAAAGATGATAAATAACAGATTGATATGTTTTTTTAATTTTATTAACTGGGCCAACAAAATTTATAAAATCTGATATATTAAAATCATCTGAATCATCTATAGAATTTAAATAAAGATTTTTATACTTTGGTGAATAATTGAATATAAAATCTTTATCTTTATCAAAATTTGAACAATAAGATGGATTAGCCCAAGTCGAAGAGGCAACATCTTCTAAAGACATCTGAGATATCAATTTATAAAAAGTCTTAACACTATCAAGGTTAGACATGCTGTCTTCAATAAGTTTTTTCATTATAGGATTATGAACAGTGTTATGATATATCTGACTCGATGTTTGATTAACGCATTCATGAAGGTCAGCATTAAAACCAGTATTCCAAACCCAATCGTAAGCAGAAGCGATTACGCCTTCTAAGCTTTGAGGATAGCGAGATATTTCTTCATACTCATCAAACATTGGATTGCATAAAGTGCCATCAGCAAAGAAATTATTTACATAAGGCATATAAAGCTGGGTATCAGGTCCGCGAAGTGGAGTATTTGAAAAGAACATTTTGACATAAGTTGTTCTATATTTTGAAATAGGATTAGTAGAATATTGAACTAAATATATTTGCCAAGGAACAGGAATCTCATAAACATTTTGAATCAAATCTTCTTGAGAAATATTATAGCTATCATCATCTTCATCATCTGATTGATAACCTTCATGTGTAGCTGAAGAAATTTGATCAACAGAATAATCTATATAATTAATAAGCTTATGAGTTGGAGGGCGTTCAAATATTAAAAAACCAGGTATAGAAAAACGCAAACCTGGAGGAAGCAAACCAGATTCTAGTGTTTTTTTATTTAATGAATTATGATATTCAGATAAACTTGATATATCTCCACTCATTGAATACATTGTTCCAAAATCATCTTTTATATTAAGTTCAGAATAATAAGAATTTGGATCTTCTCTCCAACCATAATGACCTTGTTTAGTTTTTGTAAAGATAGATAAGCTAGACATTAGCAGACTCCAGAGTTAATTTTGGAAACTTAGAAAAATAAAAATCAACATTAGCATCAGGATCAACAATCTCAACAGAATCTTCAGTAATAATTATAAAATTATTCTCTTTATAATTTCGAAAATCTACATAAGATATTGATTTTTCGTCATCATTTTCTATTAACTTATTAATAGATTTTAAATTTTCAGAATAAAGAAGATCGTAAATTTTAAGAACTATATCTTTTAATTTTTCATTAGCTTTAGGAGTATTAGAATCTAAAAAATTAAGATAGTCGTGATCAATAAGAGCTATGTATTTTGAATTAATATAACTTCCTGAAGAAAAATTATCAGGAAACAATATCTTAGAAAGATGATTGTAAGAGTTAAAGGTTGAAACGTTTTGAAGAACAGCATCTAAATTAAAAGCTTTAATTCCATTGTTATTTTTAAATTCAGTAACAATTGAAGTAACTTCTTCAAGGGAAAGACCACTAAAATATTTTAAGAAATTTAAAGTAAATTTTTTCTCAGATACTCTTCCAGTAGGACTAATACTAGGAGAAATTTTCTTTGACTTATCTCCATAGGTTATAGTTTTAAAAGCAGAAATAGTTAGGGTAGAATTATCTTTCTTAAAACAACGAGATACTTGATTTCGAAAAAACCCAACTCCTAAATCAGTATTCCATCCTCCAGACATATAATCATTAATTATGAAATTATATATTGTAGATATGTCAAAGCTTTGCGTAGATGAAAGATGTTGTTGAAGAAGAATACTTGTTTCATTTAAACACATCCTTGCATCCATGTACATATTTGGATAAATGCATGGGATAAAAGAATCTTCATTTGAGTTTAAAGGGCCATCATTAAAGTAAAGATAAGCATTATAATAAGACTCTTCTGGAATAACATGTAATAACATTAAAGTCCAAGGAACCCAAATATCAAAAGTAAAATCTTTTTTAGAAGATTGATGTGACTTAGCGTTCTTAAAGTTAATTGTTGCCTTAAATGGAGGCCTCTCAATTAACCATACGTTTTTATTATCAGTATAACGAACAGCTATTGGATAGAGATCATTGAAGTCATTTAATTGATGAGATGGAGTAAAAGTCTTTTTTATAGAATCAATAACACTATCAGTTTTTACTGTTTTAAAATCTAAAAGTAAAGGAACAAGATTGTTTTGTACTGCAGTAAAACCGCAATACCGAGGTATATCTAGATTTCGTTCAGCAAAAGATTCTTTAAGAATTTTTAAATATGCAGGTGGAAACAAAGAAAGACTTTCATAGTATAAAGGTCTTAGGTTAAATTCAGTTTCAACCTTAGTAATACAATCATCATTAGCATAAATATAGTCAAGCATAGAATCCTTAAGCGTTTGTTAAATAACTAAGATAAGAAACTTTAGAAGCGTTTTCTTGAGATTTTTGTTCTACAAAAGAAGAAATAACATTTTCGTTAGTTGCTGTTGTGTTAGAATGAATTTCTTCTATAATATTTTTAAGTTCAAAATCAAAAGAATCTTTTTCTATTTTAGAATAAAAATCAGCATAGTATGATAGTTCATTAAGAATATTATTATTTAAATCTTTAATAAAAAACTTAATAGAACCCATAGAAGTTCTGTGAAAATCTACTGTGTATACTGCAGTTTGGTCTTTGACGGTAAACTTAGCATATTCGCCGGCATCTGCAACATAGGATGGACATGTTACATGTACAGAACCAGCAGAACAGTAAATACCATAAGGTGAGTCAGGGTGAGAACAAGTTGAAATGTTAACTGGATTTGCATATTTATAATGTACAGAAAGGTTTTCTGCACAACTAAAATATTTACAAGAAACACAAGAAGACTGAATTGGTTCAACTAATTGGGCTGAAACAATATTGCCCTTTTCAATTCCTTGAATAGATAAAGATGTAATATCTACGTTAGTTATTTCGCGAATTCTAGTAATTGCTTTAGAATTAAAAACATCTACAGGATGTAAATCTGATTCAATTATGCTAACTAAGAGATCAATTAGATCAAAATCTTCAGAATTATTTTCAGTTTGAATCTGAGAAAGTAAATTACGAAAATGAGCAACAACAACACTTTTTTTTAATGTTCCCACAATTATCTCCAAGTAGTTTGATAAACAGAATAAATTTTTTTATTTAAATCATCTATTTGTTGATTAAGTTCTTTTATTTTAAGATCTTTCAGATCAAGTTGATTTAATAAATAACTATTATCAACAAGAGAATTACTTAAATGAGAAATAGACAGAGAAATTTGAGAAAGAATTTCTTCTGGAGAATTAGTGGTAGAAATCATTTCTAGATGGGATTCGGTAAATTCTTGAGATTTGATTACAAAAGCTTTTCCAGAACCAGCACCAATTTGAGTAATTCTACCAGATGATTTAAGAAGATTAAAAATTGATTCAGAAATAGAAGGAAGAAGATCAGAAAAGAAAGTAGAAATAAATTCTTTCTTAGAAAAAGGAAAAAAGAAATAGTCAATACCCTCTGAAGAAGGCGCATACAACTCTAAAGTAGAGATAATAGAAGAAGATGTACATAAAGCCGTTAGAGAAGTATCTTCTGATATTAAATCAGAATAATCAGATAAAGAACTCCCATCAGCAAGATATGATCTAAACCGAGAGTAATCTCCAGTGTTTATTACATGTGCTGCTAAACAGTTAAATTCTGTAGACTTTGTATTATGTTCTGAAGAAAACCGTTGGTAGGTAATAGAATTTAAAGTTTCTAAGTTATCAATATTAGTTATCATATTTTTGAGCCTCTACTGAGTGAAAGGATAGTGTTTTAGATTCAATGAACTTCTTTACGGGAAGTGAAAGTACATGTAAAGAAGTCATTTGTGGATACATTGATTTAACAATAGGGTATATTTTGTTAATGCATGATATATCTTTTATAATATCAATTGAATGAGAGTCTACAAAAAGTAGACAATGACCATTGCTCTCAGAGGTCAGATGACTTTGATTCAACCACGTCATTAATGGCTGAGGCAAGTCTTTCATCCTGTTGGGCCACGAGTGTTTTAGATCCATCTTGCATAACCTTTAGCATTTCTCGTCTAGCTTGGCTGACGTTATTTTGAAAAACTTTTTGCTGATCTTCAGTAGCAAAAGAAATTTGAGCTAGAAGCGCTTCCAAAAACACAGCTTGCTCACCAAATCCTACGACCAAGGTGGCAATCTGCTTTTCAAAAGATTCAAGCTTATCATCAATTTCTTTAATTCTTGAATCTGTGAGCTTAGATAAGCTGATAATAACTTCTTCAACGTAAGACTTTAGTTCTTCAGTTGACATAGAAGAATCATTATTATTTTGATCAGACATTTTATACCTCATACCAGTGTTGGTTATTTGCTACATAAGAGTATAGCGCAAGATCAACAATATAGGAAATAGAAGAAATATCTTGGCGTGTTACTTTGATAGAATCAACAGAAATTGGAGACTTCATATCAGGAATATAAGCTCCAGTATCTGAAACTCGTGCAGTAAAATGGCCAGCTTTCCATACAAAAGCATTAGAATCATAAGTATCACCAGAAGACCAGTGATGTGCCTTGAAGATTCTAGATACAGGCTTTCCATCAATCTTTCCGCCACCATAGGAAGCATAAGCTTCTGGTGTAGGTATTCCTAATCTATCATTTGCAGGATATATATCAGCTGCAGTTCCAAGAGTAATTGATTTAAGATAAGCAGCAAAGTCAACAGCGTCAACATAAAGCTGAGTGTGTCCTAATAACTTTCCATCAGGAGAAGTTTTACCAATATCTATTTTAAATTTCATACCAGTAAACCAAGGGCGAATAGAAAGAAATCCGCTTTGGGTTTTAGATCTAAACCACTTCTTATAAAGATCATTTTCGTAATCTTTATCATCTTTAGAAAAGACTTTTTCAGGGGAATTAGAATCGTCATCAAGGGTAGTTAAAAACTCTTGAACAGATTCATAAACTTCATCTGACATTTTTATATCTCCTTTTTAATTTGAAATAGGAATCTTTGCGAAGGAATTCCTGGCAATTGAACGATTTGGATTAAGTACATTTTGTGCTTCTGTGTATTGATCAGTAGAAGCCCAGTCCCACTGATCAAGAGCTGTTCTATACAATTCTTGAATCATTGGTCGAGACTTATTCCAAAGAATATTTCTCATTTTAGAAACATGAGAAAGTATATCTTGAGTATTGATTGCTCTGAGCTCAGAGGAACTAACAAAGAATTTAACTTCTGAAATAAGACTCTTAATTTCTGCACCGGTAAAGTACTGAGTTGCATTTGCTAATGCTTCAGTATTATACACATGGGGTGTATTTATTCCAGAAAGGTAAATTGAAAAGATAGATTGACGCTCTTCAAGAGAAGGAAGGCCAACAAATAAAATTTTATCAAAACGATCTGCGCGTAACATCTCTGGCTTAAGATGCTCAAGCTGATTAGCTGCACACATCAAGAAAACATTTTCAGGAAGTTCCTGAAGACCAGTAAGAAATTCTCCATGAACACGATCAGTCGTGCCACCATCTACCTGGGAAGAACTTTGTCCACCAGATAGATCTCGACCAAATTCGTCAATCCAAACACATAATGGGGCCATAGCATTGATCTGTTTAAATACTGCGCGCATATTAGCTTCTGATTGACCGATATAAGAGTTCATGACTTGACTAATGCCGGTGCGAGCAAGATCTAGACCAAGAGCATTTGCAGTTGCCTCACAGATGGCAGATTTACCAGTGCCCGGAATACCAACCATAAGCATGCGTCTGATTGGGGAAATTCCAAATTGCTTAGCTTGTTCAGGATTATGCCAAAGGTTAGCGTTTCTAGAAATAAGATCTTTAATAAAATCAAGACCACCAATATTATCAAAAGTAATTTGAGGTTTAATAATCTCTAGGATGCCGTTCTTCTTGACTGAGCTCATTTTCTGCTCATAAATATAATCAGCAGAAACTTCACCAGTTTCAAGAACAGAGGTCAAAGCAAGATTAATAAACTCAGTTTCAGAAAGGCCCAAAGCAGAAGAAGCAATAGCTTTGTAATCAGATGTAACAAGTTGATTATTAGAAGAAGAATTTATGTGAGCAAGTACTGTAACAAAATCTTCTATAGAAGGATACTCAGTTTCTATAGAGTTAAACAAATGAGCAAAATTTTCTGGAGCAGAAAAATGAGAAACAATAATATATTGAATAGGCATAGAAGCAAGATCATTAGACCAAAATGCTTCACGATAAGTTACATTAGCGTTATTAAAAAGACCTGCGTACATTTCTACAAAGCCATCAGGATTTGAAAAAACATCAAACATAAATGTCTTTTGAGTTTCTATTTCATATTTAGAAATAAAATCATGAGCAACAGAAAAATCAAAAGTTACTTTCTTAATAACCTGAGCTGGATCATCTGGACTAGGCATGTCGACTAGAACGGGTTTCCATGATCCGTTTTTATATTGACAAAAACCGTTGATAGGATCAATGATAAAGTAACTACGATCAGAAAAATTAACGATTGATTCTAAAGCCTTAGAGGTATCCATCGTCTTAACCCACAAAGATGGGTAACCAAGTTTAATTTGAGAAAAAAGCATAAAATCCTAAAAATAACGGGTGGCTTTATAAAAAAGTGGGGGAGCGTATCCAGCTAAAAGCCAATACACTCCCCCACGAATGGGATGCTAGTGAGGGAAAAAGGTTAATTAACCCTTTTCGCCTGCACGGCGGTGGAACTCTACGTTGTCATTTGCTCCAACAACATAGTCTTCATCAAGCTTATCTTTACCTTTGTAAGCTACAGCGTCTGAAGGAATTCCCCAAAGCTTGGAAAACTGTTCACGGATATCCTTTACAGTCTTTCCTGAAACTGGAGCAGGCTGTGTGTAAACACCAAAGCGAACGTTGGCCATCTGACCAGACGAAGGCTGTGATGCTGCACCGGAATTGTTAATTGCAGTCATTTTATTCTCCTAATTAGTTATTAACAGTAGATACTAGAGATGGACGACGATCATAAGGTTCTGCTTTGCCAATTGCAAGGTCAAAGTAAATCTCTGCTTCGTCAGGGCTTTGTTTGGCAACAATTGTTTTCTGAACTCTTCCAAGCAAATATGCAGCAACAGCCATATTTGTAGCAAGAATTTGAGTCCCTCCTTCAATTGATGCGCGTTCCTGGCAAGATAACTCTCCTGGATTTTTATCAGGAGGATTATCATATTCAGGATGGTTATTCACTGGATGGTCAGTAACGTCATAGCCGTCACGACGTTGATAATGATAGATGCTACCAAAAAGAGCATCATCATTTCCACCAGTAAAAATATCAATATTATTTAATTGAGATGCAGCGTCAAACAAAATTTTACGAGCAGCAAAATTATCTACAACTGCAAATACAACATCATTCTCAGAGATTAAAGAAGAAGCTTTAATCTTAGGAGACTCTTCATCTGCAACACCAGCAAAGTTGTCATCAACAACCCATTTAGGAACTGGAATAAAAGTTGTATTGTCAAATTGTTGAGTTAATCTATGAGCTGTAGCAATTGCTTTATTTCCCATTTGAGTAAAAGATTGACGTTCTTTATTGCGCTCTTCATAAGTATCGCCATCAACAATTATAAGAGCAGAACCAGGATACTTATACTCTAATAAACGAGCAAGACCGTCAGCAAGCCATGTGCCAATGCCTCCAGCTCCAACAAGAACAAACCTTTTTTGCTCAGTCATAATAATATTCTCTTTCTGCTATATAGTCAAATTCACTTTTTGAATTTTTGTAATGAACAAATGAAGCACAAACATCAATTGGATCATTTATTGTGAATCCTTCTTGAACAAAATCTACGATAGCTTCTTTAAAAGAAGGGCAAGAAACATCATAATAATTTACACAATTAAAACAATCAGTTTCTATTTGATAAACAAATCTTTTTTTGTGAGCTTCATCAAACTCTTTAATGTTAGATTCTGTAACAGTTTTCTTACATGAACAAAGATGAACATCAGTAAGGTTAACACCACAGCAAAGAGTTTTTTCTTCATAAACAAAATCATCATCTGGAACAACATCGGATCCAGCTGCAAAAGGATCTAATCCTTGAGGTTTAATATTTAAAAGAAAATTAGAAACAGGATTATGTTCATCTACACAGTAGATATAATAACCAACATTGGGATCCAGTGCTCTACTGGAACAATAGTGATGAATCATAGTGATGATGTCATACTGTCCCATATCTTGAGTAATTATAGGAGTGTCGCAAGTTGGACAAAATCCAGACTTAATTGCTTGAAGTTCTAAAGGAAAAGAACAAATCAAGCAATCAGCTGACATAACAGATTCAAGATCAATCTCAATTGCAACAATAGAATCATGAGGAATAGAATCTAATTCTTTTAGAAAAATAGATTTATCAAATGATTTATGGGTAGTAGTTTCCGTACCAGCTGTCGTAGGTTGCGAGTTGGGAGGTTGTTGAGCCCACATCTTTTGGTACGACTGGGTTTGTGTAAGAGTAGCCTGAGTAGCCTGAGTAGCCGAACCCCCCATATTGAGGGGTTGGACTTTTTTTACTTTTTGGGTCCATTCTACAACCTCAGGATCAGGTGATTTAGATACAAAAAGTGGCTCAAAAACATCTTCTGGCTTAAGGGTAAAAGCAGTTCCGCCCATTTGAAGCTCTATATGATATTGAGTTGCTCCATTGTTAACAGTCTTTTGCCAACCATAAGTAATATGAATGCCATCAAAGTCTGCTTGATCTTCATGATCTGTGCCAGATGCATATGCAGGCATATCAGGATGAGAGTGAACAGAACCAACAATCATAGCTTCATCTGGTTTAATAGCAACAATGCTATCAGCATCGTACTTGCAATGAACAGAAGTGTTTTGTTGTTCAGGAACTAGCACACCCCATCCATCAGGTCCTTCTTTAGTTGGATCATAAGTAAGTATTACGATAGATTCAGTATGATGTTGCGCGTCAACTAAGCGGAAGAATTCATCAAGCTTATCTACAATAGTCCGAGGAATGTAAGGCATTGTATATTGTGCAACTTCTTCAACAGATGCAAAGTTTGAACCTAAAGGATCAGAAGAATCTGATACAGAACGACCAACAAAGTTATTGACAACTTTAAGAATAGAAGGAGCATAACTTACAGAAGTAGACTGTGTTACAACTCCTTTTGAATCTTTAGTCTGAACATTTTTGTAAGTTGCTTTATCGCAAATTAAATAATAAATTTGAAATCCAAATGATTCAATTACTTCACAAATATCATCTACGACTTCCCAGTTGTTTGCAACGAAACAAGGGGCACCGTTAGACATCCAGAAATAATTCATATCATCTAGAGTGTAGTTAACTACATTCTCTACTGTAGACATAAAACTCCTAAAATATTAATTGGTTGTGTTTTTTATTGATATTAAAATGGATTATCGTAATCAATAACAGGATCATAAGAATAACTATGATTTTTGTCATGAGAATTTTTATTGTAGTTTTCAACATGAAACTTATTAAAATTATCAAATGAAACAGGAGTAAAACTAATAGTTGGAGAAGAGTCTGGAGCAAAATTAATTATTGCACAAGATTTACAAACTCCAAATACATCTATATCAAAAGTTTCATCATCGTTTAATGGAACAGTCATTGTAGTTTTGGGGCATTCAATAGAATCTTCTAAGAGATTATTCTTAAGAATTCCACAAGGACAAACATAAGATTTTGCTTTGCAATTGTTACAGAAATAAATTTTATTTATATTTGTACTAGCAAATGGTTCATCTCCAGAGTAATCTAGAAATGGAACAGAAACAATTTGCTCAAATGCTTGAGATTCTAAAATAGATTTTTTACAAGTATTGCAAGAGTAACACTCAAGAGAGTTATCCTTAGCATATTGCTCTACACAGTTTTGACAAATAGTGGATTCGGAATCTTCAGGATGCCAAACTTCTTTAATTACTTTGTTGGTACCGCTGTCTGCCCAGTCTTCGCCACATGTGTCGCAGGAAACAATAGTATCAAATGTCTTATGATAATACTCATTAGAAGTTTCAACATAATAAACAGAGTCATCATCTACATTGAAATGGGCATCAACCGATTTGATGTGAATAAAATACTCTTCGAAACATCCTTGACAAATTGAATTTTCATAATAATCTTTATTTTCATATTCATCTTTCTCATAAGATTCTCCACAAGCATCGCAATTAAAATAAGCTGTTTCAGGAAGATTTGTATGATCAGTAGGTGAATCAAGTAAAGAAGAGTTAGAAAAAATAGAAGATCCAGTTTTATTCTTAATGTCTTCAGAAGACTGAAATGTATTATTTAATAAAGAGTTTTTCTTAGATGCGCTATTGTAAGATAGTGCAAAGTAAGAAAGAACAGACTCAGAAGCAAGTTCTTTGTCCGGGCGGATCACAGCATTGATAGGTTTGGTTTTAGTACTATCATGATAGTATGCTTGGTAATCGCCAACTAAAGCGTCAGCAAAAGTTAAATGCTGACCGTTAGGGTCATGCTTATCTTGATTATCCATTGATTCTACAAGAACTGGTATCCAAAGAGATTCATCTAAGGTCCATGCATAACCTTCATTATTAGATTTATCTTGCCATTCAGTAGGGTTTGATAAATAAGATGGTTTATTATTTTCAATATAAAAACGAGTTCCATCAGTCTCAGACATGTTAGCATCGTTGTAAGTTTCTACACCTGAACAACGCTCAATAAACCTTGAAATTCTCTCATTAAGTGGAAGTTCAGACCAATCTTCATTCCTATATAAACAAATCCATCCAACACCATTTCCGCGATAACCCTTGCAATTAATGTTTGGAAGATTTACATGGTAAAGCTTTTGAGTAGGATGAGTTATAGGATAAGGAGAGTAGAACATCCTTGCACCTAAAAGGTTGCCATGTTCCATATCGCAGATAATAATACGATATGGTTGAGCAACGTAGTACGCTGTTGCAGGAGCACCCTCTGCAGCAGCCCAATTTACGTGATATAAACCTGGCTTATGCTGATAGGCAAACTGGCTATAAGTGCCAGCTGTGCGAATTGAAAGGGTTCCAGTTCCGTCTACTGGAAGTAGTCCGGTATCCCAAGCAGCATACTGAGAG